ACGCGACCACCACCGTCAGCCCGAGCACCCAGCCAACGAACGACATGGCCATGCCCAGCCCGGTGTGCGGACGTTCCATCCTCGGCCCCCGCACGGGGAGGTTCACTGAGTGAACGGCAGCCTTGACTGGTTGCAGTTCGCGCAGATGCCACGCACCGCCCACGATCGGAGCGGTGCGGTAGTCGGCATGGGTGGCGCCCTTCGCCCGGTTGCAACCGGTGCACAGGAGTTGCAGGTTGCGGACGATGGTCGGTCCGCCCTGCGCCTCCGGCCAGACGTGGTCGAACGCCGGAGTGTCGGGCCGAACCCGACCGTCGACGTGCCGGATGGTTGCGCATCCGCACCGCAGACAGTCGATGCCGTCTCGGTCGACCACCTCCCGTTTCATGTCGGGTGGAATCGGTGTCTTACTCATGGTGTTGCCTCTCTCCGTTCACTGAGTGAACTTGGTTGGGGTGGTGGACCTGTCGTGGTCCGAACGGTCCGCCCCCACCCCCCTGGTTGGGGGCGGACCGATCGCACAACGACAGCAACCCCGGCCCCTGACGACGTGTCGCGCAGGCAGGGACCGGGGTTGGCAGGTGGGTTACCGGACGACGGCGACCAGGCTGTTGTCGTCGCGGTCGGCGGCGAAGTCGACCATCGCCACCGACTTGCTGCCGTCGTGGACCTCCAAGGTCCAGTCCCGGTTCAGCGCGTGGTGGCCGGTGATCTGGTCACCCTCGCCGTGGAAGACGGACTCGACCCGGAAGGTGACGCCCGCCGGGTTCGTGCGGAGCGCCTCCCGGAGCCGGGCCTTCGTGATCCGGCTGGTGGCGAGGTCGCCCGGTCCTGCGGCGATGGTGACGGGAACGTACGTGTGCATGTGGTGCCTCTCTCTCGGGGGTGGCCCCCCGGTTCACTCAGTGAACACCGAGCGAACCGAGGGGGGTCTCACTGTCGATCTGGACTACGTCCAGTCTATCAGGATTGGACCACTAAATCAACCTGGTCCACAGGTGTCCCTTAGCCGGTGCGGTGGGACGGGTGCGTGCAGAACCAGACGTCACAGTGGCCGGTGACGTGGTCGATCGCAGCCTCCACCGTCCAGCCCTGCGCCAACAGGTCCGCCGCCTCGACCCCGTACAACGACCGGACCGTGTCGGCCCGGTCGTCGTGGGTGACCTCGGTCGGCATCAGCAGCCCTCCCCGGCGGAGCCGTGCTCGCACAGGTAGTTGCCGATCCGGCAGTCGCACGAGCAGTTCACGTCGTTGCAGTCGCACGGTGCGGCGGCCACCATCGTCCCCGAGTTCGTGGCCAGCCGAGTCCACAGCCGACCGCCGTCCATCGTGGACCGGCCACCCTTGTCGAGGGTGATGTCGAACCAGGCGACCCCCTGGGCGGTGACGTGGTTCACTGAGTGAACCGAGCCGGTGTCCAGGTTGTAGTCGATGACACGCAGGCCCTGGATGACCGGCACGTTGTCGATGGTGCGGGCACGCTGCCGGTTGACGCACATGTCCGCGTGCAACGGACCCGGCATCTGGCAACAGTGCAGCCAGAAGTCGTCGGTCATGCGATGACCCCCCTGCGACCCAGGGACATGGCGAGCGCCACGATCCAGCCGATCCCGGTCCAGCCGAGCAGGGCGTTGACCACGATCGTCGGCCCCGGTGCCGGGTGCTTTCGGCGCAGGACGATGATCGTCGGCAGCCAGTACCCGGCGAACAGCGCCGCCAGGTACACGAACCCCATGATGAGGTTGATGGTGTCGTTCATTGAAGCCTCTCTCCTCCCGGTTCACTGAGTGAACCGATTGAGCCGCGCGTGGGTGACGCGTGGCGTGGGGATGTTCCCCGTTCCCGGTTCACTGAGTGAACGTCGAGAACGCGAAACACCCCCGTCCCCGACGCCTGATGAGGCGCCGGAGCGGGGGTGCGGTTGACCTACCGCCAGGTGGCCGGGGCGTGCCGAGCACACCGCAGACCCTGGCAGGGGACCGGTTGAGCGCGGTGCTTGCCGCGCCGGAACAGGATGAGCATGGTGATACCTCTCTCTGGTTGGGGTGATTCCCGCAGGACGTTCACTGAGTGAACATCCAGGGGGAACCACCCCGGCCCCTACGTACGTGAGGGGCCGGAGCGGTTACGGAGTACCTCAGGCCGTCGCCTTCGCGACGTTGAGGTCGGCGGCGAACTTCTCGTTCGTCGCGCTGCGGAGTGCCTCAAGGGCGCCGTCCACCTCACCCCAAGCGTCGATGTCCAGGCGACCGACGATCAGGTCCAGCGCGGCCACGATGACCAGCGCCTTCGCCTTGTCGTCACCCTTGATCTGCTCGACCGCCTCGGTGACGGTCTTCGCCTTGTCCGCCGGGTCCTTGGGACCGGCGGTGGTGCGCTTGGCGGGGAGAGCCTTGCCGAACTCGTCGAAGTGCTTGTCGAGGTACTCGGTCACGAGCGCCTCCACGTTCTCCGGCGTGGTCGTCTCGGCGTTGACGATCGCCTTGACGTCCGGCTTCTGGTACGCGTTCGACACGCGCAGACGCTTGTAGAAGTCGCCGTCCTTGTCGACCCGCAGGTCAACCAGCACGCGGCCCAGCGTCCGCCAGTAGCCGGTGTTCGACTTGACCTTGTCGAACGACGCCGCCCACGCCTCGTCGGTCATCCAGCCCGGGTCGATGTCGTCCTTCCCCGGCTTGTTGTCCTTGCCGATGACACCGAGCGTGTGCTCCGCCATCCACGTCGCGTAGGCCGCCCGGTCGGTCGCGTTCAGACGACCCTGCTCAGCGGTCTTGATCGCTCGCCGCGCACCCTTGATGTAGGACAGGACGTCCCCCGACTCCATCGTGGTGATGTCGTCGACGGTCAGGCTCTCCACCTTGGTGATGCTGCTGTGAGTGCTCACTTGCTTGTCTCGCTTCCCGGTTCACTCAGTGAACCGATCACCCGCCACCGGACCGATTGCCCGGTGGTCGGCGGGGTGGTGACCCGCGTGTTTCCGCAGGTCACCCCCCGTCTCGTGACTGAGGTGAGGTGTCGCGCCGTGAGGCACTCCGCATCCGATATGGGTCAGGTTCACTGAGTGAACTCATGGAACCGTCTCAGGGGTCGGCCAACCGTCCGGCTACACCGCGCGCATTAGCGTCGCTCCACCGGACATCGTCGGACCCGGAGCAGCAGACGCCGTAGCGCCCCTGTTTCGGGGTCGTCAGAGACCTAGCCCACGCTGCGAACCTGCCCGCGCGGGGTACTGCGCCCGGGCCTCCCGGCCCGCCTCCTCTCTCTAACCTGATCTGACTCCGTCAGTCTACCTGGTTCGGTCCACTAAGTCCACTGTGGTTCACTGAGTGAACTACGGGGCATATCGACAGTCATTCTGCGATCGGCAACTGAATCCGTCGTCTGAGAGGGCCCAAACGACGGAATCAGTAGGCCCCCCCGTAGGGGTGGTCCCCCCACCCCCGCTGACGCAGGACGGTAGGTGGTCGGTTGGGTGTGTTGGGTTTTCCCGGAGTGGTGTACACACATCGTGTACACACATGGGGGGTACTGGAACTCCGTTCTGTACACACAAAGTGGTGACACCGGGAGCAAAAGCCAGACTTTGGTGGACCAATGTACGGACACATGTACGTACATGGGTCTACTGTGTGTACATGTACAAGTCGGAGCGCATCGACCTACGTCTGGCACCCCGCGACGTCCAGATACTCGACCAGAAGAGGGGCAACACCAGCCGATCAGCCTTCATCCGCTGGCTGATCCAACACCATGACCCGAACAAGCCGGTGAACCCGATGGTTGAAAGTTCACTGAGTGAACCTCACCCCGAGAAACCCGACGAGCCGCCTATCCCCGCCCCGATCGTGCCCCCGGTACCGCCAGACACCCCGGTTGAGACCCAGGCGGAGCGGCCCCACCGGCACAGGTACAAGAAGGCGCCCGTCGCATACACACACGTTCGCGGTGTACCCCACTACCGTCAGTCCTGCGAGTGCGGCGCGACGAAAGTGGGACCCTGATGGCGGCATGTTGCAGCAAGATGCGGGCACGAGCGAAGATCAAGGCCACCCGCAAGGCGAAACGGCTCGCCGCCAAAGGAATCACCCCCAAAAAAGCCAGCCCCAAGAAGGCTAGTCCGAAAAAGGCGACCGCGAAGAAGGCCAAACCCTGCGTCATCTGCGGCAAAAAGAAACGGTAGGAACCCATGCTCCGCACCCTCACCCTCACCACCCTGGCCACAGTCACGGCTCTCGCCGCCACCGTCGCGTTCACCCCGCCCGTCAACGCCGACCCCCAACCCAACGTCATCGTCGGCACCCACGGCGACGACGTCCTGGTCGGCACCCACAAGAACGACCTCATCGTCGGACGCTCCGGCAACGACACCGAAACCGGTGGACGCGGCTCCGACGTCATGCAAGGCGGGTTCGGCAACGACACCCTCCGCGACGCCGGACACCTCGGCCACCAACGCGACATCTTCCGGGGCGGCTTCGGGTTCGACCGGTGCATCGGGAACCGCAACGACGTGTTCCTCGGCTGCAACGAGATAGTGCTCCGATGAACCTCCTCTGGCTGCTCGTCATCATCCTGATCGTCGCGCTCATCGCCTACCTGATCGTCAACTCCCGGAAAGGACCCCGCGTGTGACCGTCTCCGGGCTGGTTCGTTTTCACGACGACCTCACCGGACTCCTCATCCCCATCGACGCCGTCCACCAACACCCCGGCAACTACAACAACGGCGACGTCGACGCCCTCGCCGAGTCCATCGAAGTCAACGGCATGTACCGGCCCCTGTACGTCCAGAAGTCCACCCACCACATCGTCGCCGGGAACACCACCTGGGAAGCCTGCAAAAGCCTCGGTGCCGAACAGGTGCCCGTCATCTTCCTCGACCTCGACGACATCGCGGCCACCAAGATCATGCTCGCCGACAACCGGGTCGCCCAGTTGGCCCAAGCCGACGACGCCCACCTCCTCCGCATCCTCGACGACCTCGCAGTCACCGACACCCTCACCGGCACCGGCTGGAACGACAACACCGTCGAAGGACTCCGGCTGCTACAGAACGCGATCAACCACACCCCCCTCGGCTGGACCCCCCAACAGTCCGAACCGCTCCCCACCCACACCTGCCCCATGTGCGGGCACACCTTCACGGAGGCCGAGACATGAGTTACCTGACCCAAAACGAGATAGCCACCAACGGCACCATGGCCTCCCGGATCGCGCAATGCGCCGCCAGCCAAGACCTCCCCATGGACCCCGACTCGTGGACCTCCGTGCACCGTCGCGACTGGGGCGCCTCCCCCGGCTGGGACGCCGCCTGGGAATCGGCGAAGGTCTCCCACCCCGACCCCGACTACGACCCCGGCGCCGACGAAGGCGTCATCACCGACAGTCAGATCCTCTCCCAAGTCCAAGCCATGATCGCCGCCGACGAAGCCGCCCAGCCCGTCGAGGAGCCAGCAGAAGACCCGCCGGTTGCGTAGTCCGGGAGTAGCATCCGGCCATGGAGCAGAACTCCAACGACCCGACCGGCGTGTCCGGCGAATCCGGGAAGTCCAAGGGCAAGAACCTCGCCTCCGCCAGATCCCGGAAAGCCAACGCCGCCGTCCAGATGCGGCTCGCCGGAGCCACCTGGGGTGAAATCGCCCTCGCCCTCGGCTACCCCACCCCCCGCCAGGCCCTGGTCGCCACCGAACGCGCCCTGGTCAAACAGTTGGACAACGCCGACGACCGGGAGAAGATGCGGAAGATCGCCGGAGCCCGGCTCGAACGCCTCCTGCGCAGCGTATGGCCGAAGGCGATCGACCCGGACTCCCCCGACCACCTGATCGCGGTCTCCAAGGCACGCGACCTCGTCGACCGGCACGCCCGGCTGTACGGGCTGGACGCCCCCACCGAGGTCGTCGTCCACAACCCCACCCAAGTCGAGTTGGAATCCTGGGTGACCCGACTCCTCGCCGCCACCGAACCACGGGTGGTCGGCTACGACATCATCGCGGGCGAGGTCGAGTCAAGTTCACTCAGTGAACCCGATGACGATGACGGGTCGGCTGGCGTGGCGGCGGTGGTCTGATGCCGTTTCGTCTCGACCCGTACTACCCGGACCGGGCAAAAATCCAGTTCACCACCTCCTCGCAGATGCCGTCCCTGATCTACCGGGCCTGCCTGGTCACCGGCACCATCTCGAACACGGTCTACTGTCAACATGCCCTGGTCGAGGCTCTGGCCCGAGACTTGAACCTCGACCGGGGCACCCTGTTGGGGGCGTTGCCACCGCCTCGCGGACCCGCGAACCACCTGTACGACCCCGCCGAAGGCACCATGAACCGGTACCGGAAGGCGAAGCCACCGATCACCCAGGACAACACCGGCGGCGTCACCCATATCGGCCCCGCCAACACCGTCGAAGAAGTCAGGTGAGTGGAAGTGGACCCGGTGGGTACCATCTTGGTGTGGGAAAAGTGCGCTGGACACAGAAGTGCGCAGGCGGCTGCGGCACCCTGCTGGTCGTCGGCGTCTTCGCGACCCGACTACACGGCGGATGGTGGTGCACCGCATGTCTGAACCGCCACCGGAGCACCTGCTTGACCCTGAAGCCCTGGTCGAGTGGCGACACTGGAACCCCGACGCCCAGCGGAAGGCGATAGAACTCTTCGAGACCTACTCGAAGTCCACCTGGCGCCCCTTCTACTGCGAGAACCGGGACTGCGACGGCAAACCACACGGCGAATGGGCCTGGAATCACGCCCGCGCCGACCAACGACCCCCGATCTGGTCCAGCAACTGGCTCACCCTGCTCCTGTCCGGTGGACGCGGCTCCGGGAAAACCCGGACCGGGTCCGAAGTGACCCACCAGGTCACCCAACACACGTCCCGGGTCGCGCTGATCGCCGCCACCGGCCCCGACCTCCGCGACACCATGGTCGAAGGGGTCTCCGGCATCCTCGCCACCTCCCCACCCGGCCAACGACCCCTGTGGGAGCCGTCGAAAAAGAAACTCACCTGGCCCAACGGCTGCATCGGACAAGGATTCTCCGCCGAAGAACCCGACCGGCTCCGGGGACCCCAGGAAGGGTTCATTTGGGGCGACGAACCAGCCCACTGGCCGCTCGTCGACCAGGTCTGGACCAACGCCCTGCTCGGGTTGCGGCTCGGGAAGAACCCGAAGGCGGTCCTCACCTCCACCCCCAAGCCGATCAAGTGGATGAAGGACCTGATCAAGGACCCGCTCACCGTGGTGCACCGGGTCAGTACGTACGAGAACCTCGACAACCTGTCCCCCACCTTCCGGGCCACCGTCCTCGACCGCTACGAAGGCACCCGGCTCGGACGACAGGAACTCCACGGCGAAGTCCTCGACGACGTCGAAGGCGCCCTGTGGAACTGGGACATGATCCACTGGGTCACCGAAGCCCCCGACCTGGTGCGGGTCGTGGTCGGCGTCGACCCCGCCGGAACCGCGAACCCCAAGTCCGACGAGACCGGCATCGTCACCGTCGGGATCGGGGCCGACAAGTGCCTCTATGTGCTCGCCGACGACACCGACCGGTACTCCCCGGAACGCTGGGGCAACAAGGCCAACGCCGCCTACGAGACGTTCTCCGCCGACGCGATCGTCCCGGAGAAGAACTACGGCGCCGACATGGTCCGGTTCACATTGGAGAACTCCGGCTACCGAGGCGCCCGGATCATCCCGGTCACCTCCCGGCGCGGGAAGGCGATCCGCGCCGAACCGATCGTCGCCCTCTACGAGAAGAAGCGGGTCTTCCATGTCGGGAAACAAGGCGACCTCGCCGAACTGGAAGACGAGTTGACGTCCTGGGTGCCCGGCCAAGGCGACTCCCCGAACCGGGTCGACGCCCTCGTCCACGCCTGCACCGAACTCGCCAAACACTCGATGCCCGCACAGATCGCCGACCCCACCCAACTGAACCGTCGTCTCCGGATCGTGTCCTAAACCGCCGTAACTTCCCTAAAGCGAGGTTCACTGAGTGAACCATTCAGAGTTCGTCTGGATCGCCGCCGCCGTCATCGGGGTCCTGTCCATCGCCCGCACCGCCCGGCTGATCTGCTGGGACGAGTTCCCGCCGATGGAATGGTTGCGGGTCCGGCTGATCGCCCGGTTCGGGGACCGATGGGGAAAGGTCTGGACCTGCCAGTTCTGCCTCGCCCCCTACCTGACCGCCGGGATGGGTGTGTGGGTCTGGCTGTCCGATCTGAACGCCTGGTGGTTCATCATCAACGGCTGGTGGGCGGCCTCCTACCTGGCCGCCATGGTGGTCTCCTACGATCAACCGGAGTGACCAAGTTCTCGGTAGGCGTGTTCGTCGGAGTGACCCTCACCTGGCTGGCCGTCTGGTGGTGGATCGTCTACACCAGTCGTGGGGTCTAGCCAGCAGACCCGTCGGTTGTGGGACACTCGCGGACAAGACACCCTCCCGAGAGCGAACCCGATGCCTCGACGCCGTCCCGATCCCCCGGTGGTTGCTACCGCTCTGGTCGCCTCAGCGACCCGCTACCAGGGGAAGATGGAACGGATCTACCGGCCCCGCCAAGACTGGCAGGCCGAGTGCTACCGGCAGTACGGCATCTGCGGTGAAGCCCGGTTCGCCGCCAAGTTCTTCGGCAACGCCGTCTCCCGCGCCACCCTCGGTGTCGGCCAGTACGTCAAGGGCGCACTCCGGGAAGTCAGCAACGGACCCGGTGCCGCCGCCCTCGCCGACCTGTTCGGTGGCGCCGCCGGACAAACCCAAGCCTTGCAGGCGATCGGTATGCACCTCACCATCGCGGGCGAGTGCTACCTGGTCGGACTGTCCGCCACCGAAACCTGGGAGGTGGTGTCCTGCATCGAAATGCAGGTCTCCGGCACCACCTGGGTCATCAACTACGGCGACGGACGACCCCCGGTCACCCTGCTAGAAACCGACGTGGTGATCCGCATCTGGCTGCCGTCCCCGGCCCGACAGATCGAAGCCGACTCCCCGTTCCGGGCGATGCTCCCCATCCTGTCCGAAATCGAATGGCTGACCCGCCACGTCTTCGCACAGATCACGTCCCGGCTCGCCGGGTCCGGGATTCTGATGATGCCGCAGTCGATGACCTTCCCCCCGCCACCCGGGCAGGACGGCCAAGAGGCACAGACCCTCAACGACGCCGACTCGTTCATGACCACCCTCGCCGACGCCATGCTGAAACCGATCGAAGACCCCGGCTCCCCGTCGGCGGTGGTCCCGATCGTGGTCACCGCCCCCGACGAGGCGATCGACAAGGCCCGGCTGCTCACCTTCTGGTCCGAGTTGGACGCCCAATCCCTGCAACTGCGCAACGAGGCGATCCGCCGGTTCGCGTTGGGCATGGACCTCCCCCCCGAGCAGGTGCTCGGCATGTCGTCGAACCGGGGCACCGGCGGTGGCACCTCCACCGGGGTCAGCCACTGGGGGGCCTGGCAGATCGAAGAAGCCACCATCAAGATGCACGTCGAGCCGATGCTGGACGTGATCACCCAAGCCCTCACCGTCGCCTACCTGCAACCGGCCACCAACTCCGACGTCTGGATCATCACCTACGACACCGCCGCCCTCCGGCTCCGGCCCGACCGGTCGAAGGAAGCCTTCGAGTTGTACGACCGGGGCCTGATTAGCGGCGACGCCTGCCGCCGCGAAAACGGGTTCCCCGAAGACGACGCCCCCTCCCCGGAGGAGTTCCGGAACTGGCTGCTGTTGAAGGTGGCCTCCGGGTCCTCGACACCGGAACAGGTGGGTGCGGCGATCGCGGCCCTCGGTGTCGACCTCGGGCCGCTCGCCCTTCCCGCCGCCACCCCCCGTGACGCCCAACCGCCGCCCTCTCTGGAAGAGCATCCCACCCGACCCCGCACCCCCGAAGACAACGCCGCCGCCCTGGTCGCCGCCTGCGAAGGACTCGTGTTCCGAGCGCTGGAACGGGCCGGGAACCGACTCCGGGCCGGGGTCGCGAAACCACCCGGCGTGCCGTCCTATGAGACCCACCTGTTCGTGAAGGCCAACGGCTCCGCCTCGAAGGTGTTGGAGGACGCCTGGTCGTGTGCCCCGCAGGTGCTCGACGGGGTCGGCGACCCGGAGAAGATCGTCCCCGTCCTCGACTCCTACTGCCGCTCCCTGCTCGCCGAACAGTCCCCCCACAAGCGGGAACGCCTCATCAACTGGCTCCGGTCCGCCGAGCAGGTGCCCGCATGATCGTGCTCTCGCTGGCCGAGTTCGCCGCCCAGCGACGCAAGGCCCAAGACGACGCGATCGCAGACCTGCTGCCGCTGGTCACCGCCTGGCTGGAACACCCCAACCCGACCACCCGCCGGGAACTCGTCGAAGCCACCGTCCACCTCTACACCGAGACCTACGCCTCAGAAGGCGGCACCGGCACCCCGCTCCCCGGTCCGTTCCGGATGAACGTCCGCACCACCCTGCTCCGCTCCAACCCGGCCACCGACCCCACTACCTTGGCCACCCTGCTCGCGGTCACCGCCACCAACGCCGCCACCGTGCAGGCCGCAGCCGACGACGCCGAGCCGCTGCTGTTGGAGTGGGTCACCATGCACGACGACAAGGTCCGGCACACCCACGCCGACGTCTCCGGACAACAGCGCCCCCCCGGCGAAACCTTTACCGTCGGCGGGGAACGTCTCGTCTACCCCGGCCAACCTGTCGGACCTCCCGCGATCTGGATCAACTGCCGGTGCACCCTGGCGCCGGTACTGGCAAGTGAGGCAAGTTCACTGAGTGAACCGCTCGAAGGAGTCACCATGACCGACACCGCCACCGAAGCGCCTGCTGCACCCGCCACCGAAATGCCGCCCGAGATTGCCGCCGTGGTGCCCTGGCATGGGGTGTTGGCCCCGGAAGGGAAGTGGTCCGGCGACGGACGCCGGTTCGCCGAGAACGCCCTGTCCACCCGGGACCTGCCGCTGCCACTGACCTGGCAGAAGGCGTCCGCCGACGGCCACGGCGGATCGGTGGTGGTGGCCCGGATCGACAAGGTCGAACGGGTCGACGGCGAGATGCGGGCGACCGGCGAGTTCCTGGCCTCCGCCGAAGCCGACGAAGTGGTCGGGATGATCGCCGAGTTCGGACGGTTCGGGGTCTCCGTCGACGCCGACGACGCCGAGTTCGAGTTCGACGAGGAATCCGGCAAGGTCACCTTCACCTCCGCCCGGATCGCGTCCGCCTCGATCGTCTCCATCCCGGCGTTCGCGGAAGCCTGGGTGTCGCTGGGTGACGCACCCTCGGACTTCATGCCACCCACCGACGACTGCGACCCGACCGATCCGGACGGCGACTGCTACGACCCGAAGGCCGCCGACGACGCGGTCGCCGCCGCCCTGGTGCAGGCGATGACGGAGGCGATCGACGAGTTCGTCTCCGACAAGCCGTGGTCGAACTTCACCCAGGCCGACTACACCGACGACCAGTGGTACGCCGCCTGCGTACTGCACAAGAACGGGTCCAGCCGGGCCAAGTCCGACAACGGGCTGCCGATCAAGGAACCCTCGGGGACCCTGAACCGGAACGGCGTGCACGCTGCCGCTGCCAGGTTCAACCAGGTCAAGGCGTCCCCGGAGGCGAAGGCCAGCGCAGCACGAGCGCTACGTGGCGCGTACGGCCAGATCGGCGAGGAGGTTCCGGACGCGATCAAGGCGGACCTCGACGCCACCGAGTTCGGTCGTGGTCCCGGCTGGATCACCAACCCCGAAGACACCAAGCGGCTCCACGACTACTGGACGAAGCCCGGAGAACCCGGCTACGTCAAGATCGGCTGGGGTACCGCCGGTGACTTCAACCGGTGCCGGTTGGAGGTGGGCTCCGAGATTGCCGAGAACTCTCCGGACAAGACCCGGTTCCTCAACCAAATCTGCGCCCAGTGGCATCATGATGCTCTCGGGTTCTGGCCCGGGCATGCTCCCTCCGAGCAGGCCCTCGACGGCGACCCCGCACCAGCGCTGTCACTGGTCGCCGCCGGGGGTCCGAAGGCGCCCGCCGACTGGTTCACCAACCCGGAACTCGACGGCGTCACCCACCTCACCGTCACCGACGACGGTCGCGTGTTCGGTCATATCGCCGAATGGACGGCCTGCCACATCGCATACCAGGGTGTCTGTGTCTCCGCACCTCATTCGGAGACCGACTACGCCTACTACGCCACCGGCAGCGTGCTCCTCGACGACGGCACCATGGCCCGGACCGGGGTGATCAGCCTCGGCGCCGGTCACGCCGACCACCGACTCGGGGTCCGGGGCGCGATCGAGCACTACGACTCCACCTCCACCGGGGTCGCCGACGTGTGTGTCGGTGAGGACGAGTACGGCATCTGGTGTGCCGGGTGGATCAGGCCCGGCACCACCGAGGAGCAGGTCGTCGCGCTGCGTGCCTCCGACGTGTCCGGTGACTGGCGGGAGGTCGGACCGGACCGGATGGAAATGGTGGCGGCGCTGGCCTGCAACGTGGCCGGACTGCCCACGGTCCGGGTCGCCGACGGTGTCCAGGTGTCCCTGGTTGCCGCCGGGATGGTGGCCCAGCCGGTGCGCCGCGACCCGGTCGATGATCTGGCCGAGGCGATCCTTGCGAAGATGGATGCACGGGATGAGCGCCGCCGGAAGATGCGGATGCTGGCCGACCGAGTGATGGGAGTGAAGTAATGGCGAACAAGAAGAAGGATGACGTCCCGGACACCCGCAACCCGAACCAGGGCACCGAGGACGACGTCGACAAGACCCGCTGGGAGACCGTCGACACCAACGCCGGTGATGACGCCGTGCAGGGCACGGTCGCCGACGTCGGACCCGAAGACGCCGGTGAACCGATGGACAAGGAGTAGCGATGGGCTGCAACTGTGGTGGCACCAAGACCCAGGCCCAGCAGTTCCTCTACGTTTCTCCCAAGGGAGAGGCCAAGGTCTACCCGACCGAGGTCCAGGCGAGGGCCGCACAGATCAGGAACGGCGGCGGCAGCATCACGGTCCAGGCCAAGTAGTTCACTGAGTGAACCGAGAGGTGAACGGTGGAAGCACTCATCCAGATCCGACGCAGCACCGCTGCGCAATGGATCAGCGCCAACCCGATCCTCGCCTCCGGTGAACCCGGCCTAGAAACCGACACCCGCAAGGGCAAGTACGGCGACGGGGTCACCCGCTGGGTATCGCTGCCCTACTCGTGGCAGTCGCTGTCGGTCGGACCATCCGGCCCAGCGGGTGGCTCCCTGGCCGGGACCTACCCCAACCCCACCCTGAACACCAACGTCGTCGGCTCCCCGCAGATCATCGACGGCTCCGTCGGCAGCGCGGAACTCGCCACCAACGCCGTGACCACCGTCAAGATCGGGGACGCCCAGGTCAACTCCACCAAGTTGGCCGACAACGCGGTGATCACCGCGAAGATCACCGACAGCGCGGTCACCTCGGCGAAGATCGCGGACGGCACCGTCGCGCTCGCTGACCTGGCTGCGGCCACCGTCAGCGCGTTGAAGGTCGACGTCTACGACGAAGGCGCCGTCAAGCAGGCCGAGGCCGACCGGATCAACTTCGTTGGCGCCGGAGTCGCCGTCACCGGAGCCGGTGGGATCGCCACCGTCACCATCACCGGTGCCCCGGCCTCGGCGATCCTGCCCGGCACCATGGCCGAATGGTTCGACCCGACCCCGCCGACCGGCTGGTACATCTGCGACGGCTCGGTGCACACCGACCTGGCGGGCACCCTCGGCACCCGGTACGGCACCACGTCGGGCACCGTCCCCGACCGTGACCCCATTTCGCCGGACCGGTCGTTCACTCAGGCCGAGGTGGTCCAGTCCAGCCTCACCGGGTACTCGGTGACCGCTTGCTCGTGTCGGCTGCTGACCGGCTGGATCATCATCAACCTCACCGTCCAGCGGACCGGGGCGGACGTCCCACTGGGTAACGCCAACTACGCCGACCAGTCGCTGTGTGTGCTGCAACCGAACTTCTGGCCCGACTTCTCCGTCGGCGCACTCGGCAACAACCTGGTCCGCCACTTCGGATTGTCGTCCAGCAGCGGCACCGTCACCACCACCGCCGGTCTCAACACCTACACCACGTCCGACATCAACCGGGACGACGTCTTCGGTATCACCTTCAACTACCCGTTGAAGGTGACCAACACGCTGCCGAAGGTCTACAAGATCATCAAGGCGCCCTAGCCGGGGCCTGCCGCCCAGGCGGTACCGGTCCAGTGGGCGTCGGTGGCGTCGCCGAGCGTCACCTTGGTGCCGACCCCCCAGGCGGTCGCCGGGAGACCGGTGATCGGAGGCTGCCAGGCTTGGAGTTGGGTCAGGCTTCCCGGTGGCCGGAGGGTGACGGCCCACCCACCGGAGACGGTTCCTGGACTGATGTTCGGGACCACGGTCCCGGGGCTGGGTGCGAGGGTGCTCATACCGGTGAACCTAGACCTAGTTCTGCACGCAGATGAAGACCGTGATGGTGGCATCCGGGTCTGGTGCCCGCTGGTGGATGTGCGCGATCTGGCCGGTGAACCCGGCTGGGCAGACCGGTCCCGGTGGACCCTGAACACCCTGGGCTCCGGGTGGACCCTGCGGCCCTCGGGCACCGGGGGCGCCTCGCGGTCCAGGCTTCCCGGGCGCGCCGTTCTTGCCGTCGCGCCCGGGTCGACCTGATTCCCCCCGTGGTCCGGTACTGCCTGGCGCCCCCCGTGCCCCCGGAGCGCCGACGTTACCCGGAGCGCCATTCGTACCATCAGAGCCGTTAGTCCCATCAGATCCGTTCAGGCCAGGTGGTCCCTGCTGCCCGGCTGGTCCCGGTGGACCTTGCGGACCCGCTGGTCCCTGCGGACCGGTTGGTCCTGGTTCACTCAGTGAACCGGTGACCTGAGCCGTCGGAGTGGTCGAGAAGGCATCCGCTTCGGAGGCACTGGTGCCACCGGGGAAGCCAGCGAGAGCGGCGAGTCCCAACGTCCCGGCCAGACCGAAGCCGAGCAGCGGGTGGTCGTAGATGCTCACTCCTCCTCCACGGGCTCAGTGTCCACCCGTCGCACAGCCTCCCGTTCGATGCGGCGTTCCCGGATCGTCTGCTCTCGGGTCGACTCGGTGCGTCCAGCGAGGAACCCGGCGAGCAGACCGATCAGTGTGTTGATGATGTCCTGCACTGACTTGTACGCGGTGGAGGTGTCGGTCGACGGATGCTTGATTTCGATGATCCCGATCGTGGCCCCCGCCGCGAGCACCGCGAAACAGATCGTGAACGCGATGAGCAGGATCAGCAGGTCCGTGGTCGACCGGCGTCGGATCGGCCCCCAGTCTTCCGGCGTGTTGGACATCTCAGCCCTTCGTCGCCCACACCGCCGGGTGATCCGAGGCTTGGTTGTTGGTGGCCCAGTTGTCCTGCTTCACATCCGTCAACGGCGACTTCGCGACCAGGCAGATCCCCGACTGCTTCCCGACCGCCTTCATCCCCGACCCGATCGCGTTCGCGAACTTGTCGATGTCCTGGTTGGCGTCCGCCCCCACCACCGGGTCCGGGTTGTTGTCGACGACCTTCTTCACGTTCGCATTGAACCCCGGTTGCAGTTCTTTGTACCGAGGGGGTGGGGCATGACAGGAGACGACGGTGAACAGGTTGCCGTTGTTGAACCGGGCATGACCACACGCCAGCCAGCGGGTCATCATCCCGCCGTCGGGTGGTGGATCACACCCCTTCACCAGCCAGAACTTGTCGACCTTCACGGCGCTGGTCTTGACCGCCAGACACGAACCCTGTTTCGCCTCCGACGAGGTGTCCTGGTAGGCCCGCCACCCGGACGGCGGCAACAGGTCGGCGACCCGGAAGTCCTTCGCCTCCTGGATCAGGATGATGTCCGCGCCACCTTCGATCAGGTGCGTCAGATACTTCCCGTTCGACCCGGAGTTGAAGTCGAAGTTTGCGGTGACGATCCGGGGCTTCCCGGACGAGCCCCCACCGCTGGGGTTGGTCGGTTCCGTGGCGGGGTCAAAAGTAGAGCACGTTGAGTTCCGCGCTCACCACCGTCCCGTCTTGGGGTAGGGCGACCTGCGCCAACAGACGGGTGTCCTTGGGCACGTTCTGCGTGCGGGTGTCGGACAGGTAGGTGTCGCCGCTGGTGACAGAGTGCTCCAAACCGGGGTACACCTCCGAGTTCGACCAGGAGCCCTTGTCGTCCTTGTTCCGCTCGATCAGCCGGGTCCGGATCGAACCGGTCCCGGTGGCGGTGGTCTGCACCGACAGGGTCGCGGTGAACGCGGACGGGCCGAACTGGATGTACCCCTCGCCCACCTTCCCGGCGTCGCCGGAGGACACCTTGTCCCACGGCAGGGTGGTCCACTCGTTTTCCTTCACCTTCAACGGCTTGGTGAGGCGGGTGCGACTGAACTTCGGCATGTCTTCCTCCGGCTTCGGCTTCGGCGGCGGCTTCGACTGGTAGTCGATCGACGGTTGCGGGTTGGTGATGATCGAGCAGGACCAGCCGCCGCTGGCCACCTTGTGTCGCTCGAAGTGCAGGTGTGGGCCGGTCACGTTGCCTTCGGCGCCGACCTTCCCGACCTGCTGCCCAGTCTCCACCCTCGCTCCATCGGCGACGGTCCGCGTGGTCATGTGGGCGTAGAAGTCCCGAGTCCCGTCGCCGGGAGTGATTTCCAACTGGTGGTTCCCGAACGCCGACCCGTGGTTGCAGTAGTGCGCGGTGCCACCGCGCGCCGCCACCACCTTGGTGCCCGTGGACGCCGGGTAGTCGACCCCGGTGTGGATGCCGTTGCCCTGGGCGTCCTCGTTGCACGACCAGTACGAGCCACGTCGTCCGTACGGGGTGCCGACCGAGGCGCTGGGAACAGGGTTGGTCACGGGCGCCTCGCCAGGGGAACCAGCAGCACGATCAGGATCAGCAGCAGTTCGATCACCACGATCCACTGGAAGGCGTCGCGACTCATGGCTACTCCTCGGGGGCGGGCTCCGGCTCCGGCTCAGGGTCCGGAGGCGGCTCCGGGTTCAGATCGGGGACCACCGGCATCCCACCGGGGAGTGGGTCTCCGAATCCGGAGACGGCATCGGCGGTGTAGTTGACGACAGGCCCTTCACTCATGCGCTCAGGGTAGACCGTTCCCAGGGGAGTCTGCTGCGTGTAGGGTCCGTTCCAGGAAGTTCGCACGGCCTTGGTGCCGGGATGACGCTGTGACGCGCATAGACGCAAGCCACGTACCGAAGCCAAGGAGCCAACCGTGGACCTGAACCAGAACTTCACCAGCCTCGATGCAGCCGCCCTGGTCGCGTACGCCACCGAGGTCCGCGCCGCGTTCGACGCTCTCGTCGCGGTCGACAACCCGACGATCGAGCAGATCACCGAGGCCGAGGGTCTCGCCGAGCACCTGGAAGCGATCACCGCGCACCAGGACGCGCAGGCCGCTGCCGAGGCCGACCGTGTCACCCGTGCCGCTGCGCTCCGTGAGCGTTTCTCCACCGAGCCCGCCGAGGGCGCTGCCGAGGAGGAAGGCGAAGACGCGGGTGAAGAGAACGGCGACGAAGAGCCCGAGGTGGAGGCCGCTGCCGAGGAAGAGGCCGAGGAGACCCCGGTCGCCCGTGCCACCGTTGCCACCCTGGCCCGCCGCGTCACCCGCCCGGCCCGGCCCTCCCTACCCCCGGTCGCGATCACCGCTGCTGCCGACGTGCCGGACTTCGCGACCGGGTCCCGCCTGAACGGGCTGGACACCGTGGCCACCGCCCTGGTGAACCGGATGCGTGGCTTCGGGTCCCCGTCCGGTGACGGAACCCACGAGAACTTGCAGCACTACGGCGTCGCGTCGTTCCGGCTGGACTTCCCCGAGGACCTCACCATCGACCGGCACTCCGACGACATGGAGGTGCTCACCTACGCAGCCCAGGAGTCCCGGCTCCCCGGCAAGTCGCTGGTCGCCTCCGGTGGCTGGTGTGCCCCCTCGGAGACGCTGTACGACCTGTGCGCCGGTGAGACCAGCGAAGGCATCCTCTCGGTGCCCGAGGTGAACGTGGCCCGAGGCGGCATCAAGTACACCTCTGGTCCCGACTTCTCCACGATCTACTCCAACGTGGGCTTCTGCCAGACCGAGGCGCAGGCGATCGCCGGTACCGCGAAGACCTGCTTCGAGGTGCCGTGCCCGTCGTTCGTGGAGGTCCGGCTCGACGCCTGCGGTCTGTGCATCAAGGCACCGATCCTCACCAACGCCGCCTACCCGGAGTTGGTGCAGCGCTGGCTGTCCGGCTCGATGGTCGCCCACCAGCACAAGATGAACGCCAAGGTGATCGCCGCCATGGTTGCCGCAGCGGGCACCGCGAAGACGATCACCCCGCACGGGTCGACCGCCGCCGACCTGGTCGACGCGCTCAGCCTGATCGCGGACGGCATCCGGTCGAAGTACCGGCTCCCGCTGTCGGCGTCGATGGAGGTCGTGCTGCCCTGGTTCGCCAAGACCGCCATGCAGAACGACCTCGACAACCGGTCGTACGCCGGACAGGAGACGGTCGAGGGTCTGTTCTCGTCCCGCAACCTACAGCCGTCGTTCGTCTACGACTGGCAGGACGCCACGTTCCCGGCTGGCACCGCTCCGGCGATCGCCTACCCGGCGAACGTGCAGGCGCTGATCTGCCCGGCGGGCACCTTCATCAAGGGCACCTCCGACGTGATCAACCTGAACGCCGTCTACGACGCCGCTTCGCTGGCCACCAACATCTACACCGCGCTGTTCTTCGAGCAGGGCATCCTGGTCGCCAAGATGTGCTACGAGGCCCAGTTGGTCACCGTGCCGATCTGCAACGCTGGCGCCACCGGCCCGCACACCCTCGCCTGCTGACCCCTATGTGACGTAGGGGGGCGGAGCGCCTCCGCCCCCCGCTCACTGAGAGGAGGAGGCGCATGACGGTCGGAGTAGTCCAGAAGACCGGTGTCCCGTTCTCACCACCGTCACGGACCCCGCACGGCAGCATCCTCGACTACGCCACCATCATCGAAGATGTGTCGTTCCTCGACCCGGTCGGCCTGGTGTGGTCCTACAACTGCATCGGCATCGACGTGGACGAGGTGGCCTGCGCGGGCTTCAAGGGACTGACCAAGCGGTTCGATCCGCCGTCCTCGGTCGACGGCGCCATGTTCGTGGTCCAGGGGGGTGTCACCTGCAAGCCGTTCGGGTTCTCCGGTGACGACCCGGCACTCCGGGCCGCGTTCAACGTGCAGGAGGCCGAAGGTGTCTCGATCGGGCTGCACGACGCCCTGTTCGACACCGCCGTCGACCTGACCCCCGGCACCGGAACCTCGGTGTCCCCGATCATCGCGCTCGGACTGTTGGAGGGGTACGGCTACTCCCGGTATTCCGGGCAGCCGATCATCCACCTCGGCCCGTCGATGGTCAGCCAGTTGGCAGTCACCAACGCGATCAAGGTGGAGGGCACCAAGATCACCACCGCGCTCGGTACCCCGGTCGCGGTGGCATCCGGCAACGAGACGAAGACCGCCGGGAAGTTGGACCAGGACCAGTGGGCGTTCGTGACCGGCGCGATTGTGCTGGCTCGGGGTCCGGTGACCTTGGAGTCTCAGTTGAACCGGACCACCAACGACATTTCGGTCCTGTACGAGCGGCTGTACGTGGCCGGGATCGACTGTCTCGTCGGCAAGGTGAAGGTGAAGGTGTACTGATGAGCGACCTAGTGGAAGTCCCGTTCGGTGAGAACGCCTCCGAGACGGCGACACTCCTCCTGGCCGCAGCCGAAGAACTCGGACTCGGTCAGGAAGTCGTGGGAACCCAGGAGGGCGCCTTCCTGGTCCCCGCCGAGGTGAACGAGAAGGCGTTCCCTCCGAAGGCGGCAAAGAAGACCGCCGCCAAGAAGAAGGGGTAGGTCCATGGCCGACACATCGAAGTGTTTCTCGCTAGTGCGGGGCCGGGTGATGCGGGTGACCCGGCTCGACGGGTGCGGTGGCGTGGTCCTCGGACCCGACTCCCAGGTCGTCTCCGACGGGTTCGTCTCCGTAGCACTCACCGCACAAACCGATGAGGGCACCGCGATCAGCGTCACCAACGCAGCCGGAAAGGTGTGTATCTCAGACGAGCCCTGCCCCACCTTCACCGGCTACGACATCGCCGTCGAGTTCTGCGGCGTCGACCCGGCGTTGATCGACATCATGACCGGACAGCCCACGGTTCGCGACGCCGACGACATCGCGATCGGGTTCCGGATGAACACCGCCGTCGACGCCTGCGACTCGGGGTTCGCGTTGGAGGTCTGGTCGAACGTGCCGTCCGCGCTCTGCGAGCCCGGTCAGGAAGGGTCGTACGGCTACTTCCTGGTGCCGTTCGTGAAGGGCGGGATCATCGGCGACTTCACCATCGCCAACGACGCCGTGAACTTCTCACTCGCCGGGGCCAAGTCGAAGGACGGCTCCGCCTGGGGGGTCGGCCCCTACGACGTACAGCGGGACGAGAACGCGCTGGCGGGTCCACTGGCGGTTCCGATTGACCCGAACGACCACCTCGACATGGAACTCACCACGGTGCCGCCACCGGACGCTGGCTGTGGCGCTGTCTCCCTCGGTGTCCCCGCCACCGGCGCCGACGCCGGAACCCCGGGCACCTACACCCCGCCCAACTCCTACGGTCCGGCGGACTTCGCCTCGATCACCGGGCTCGTCGCTTCCCCGACCACCGCCTGGACCACCGGCCAGCACATCGTCCTCCGCGACGGCAGCCTGGCCTACTGGAACGGCACCGCGTGGACCACCGGTTCCGCTCCCTAGTTCACTGAGTGAACCTCGTAGAGCCCCTGCCCTTCACAACGGGGCAGGGGCTCTCTACATGAGAAGGTGAGGCCCATGACCACACCGGTTCCCGAGCCGAGTGGCTGCCCCTGGCCGGTCGACCCGGCCTGCCTGGGTGCCGAATGGGATGCCCTCGACCCCACCGTCCAGGACCGGGCCACCCTGCTCGCCAGCGAAACCCTGCGCCGCCTCACCGGCTACCGAGTTGGCGGCTGTCCGGTCACGGTCCGACCCTGCAAGGCGTCCTGTGCGGACACCACGGTGATGCCCGGCTACTGGGGTGCCCGCGCCGGGTTCGCCCCCCACGTCGCAGCCGGTGGGATGTGGGTGAACTCGTGTGGCTGCACCCGCGATTGCTCCTGTGCCGATCTGTGCACCGTCAGCCTGCCGCCCCCGATCGGACAGGTCATCGAGGTCGTCGTCGACGGCACCATCCTCACCGTCGACGACTACAAGGTCAGCGGCGACCAACTCGTCTGGACCGGGACCGGCGAGTGCCCGTGGCCGGTCTGCCAGGACCTGACCCTGCCGGACACCGAGGTCGGCACCTTCTCCGTTACCTACCTGAACGCCTGGCCGGTCGACACTCTTGGCGCCTACGCCGCCGGAACCTTGGCCTACGAGTACGCCCAAGCCTGCGTCGGCAACAAGTGCCGCCTCCCCAACAACGTCACCACCCTGACCCGGCAGGGCGTGTCCATGGACATCGCCACCGGGGCGTTCCCGGGCGGCTTCACCGGCATCCGGGAGGTCGACGCCTTCATCGCGATCTGGAACCCAGGAGGTATGCGCCAGCCCACATCGGTGTGGTCACCGGACGTTCGTCCGCCACGGGTGATGCGATGACCCTGTACGACTCGAACCCGGTGTTCGACCGGATGGGAGAACTCGCCGAGTGTCTGTGCGCACAGATCCAGGACCCCGAGAACGGGGTCCCCGACGTCTGCTTCTGCGGGATCATGCCCGGCGACCAGGCGGTCGGTGACTACGCCGGGGACTGCAACACCAAGTGCGGCATGGCCTGGGTGCGGCTGGTCTCGATGTACCCCATGGCCGTCATCGGTGCCCCCGACCCGTCGCCCGGCAACTGCGGTGTCGGGGTCGGGATCGACGTCGAAATGGGGATCATGCGGTGCATCAGCATCGGTGACGAACAGGGCAACATGCCGTCTCCGGCGGAACTGTTGGAGGCCACCCAGTTGCAGATCGCGGACGCGCTCATCATGCGGAAGGCGCTGTTCTGCTGTGACGCGATCCCCGCCAAGGAAGCGGTGATGAACACCTACACTCCGATCGGCCCGCTCGGTGGCCTGGTCGGCGGCACCATCCAGGTGTCGATGGGGACCGAATAATGGCCCGCTCGATCCGGGTCCGGTCGTCGTTCGTCGACTTCGAGTACGACGACATCCACCCAGAGGAAATCTGGGACGTCGGCTACCCCGCCTACGACTGGTGCGTGAAGGTCAGCGCCTGGCTAGAGAAAGAGGCGAAGCAGACCGCACCCGGCATCCCCGGCACCTCCCACGCCCGACGGAAGGCACGCGGCAAGTCCACCGGCCACCTGCGTGCCGGGATCACGGCGTTCGGTCACCGGACCGGACCCGAGTCGTTCCGGCTGGTGCTGAACTCGGCGGCCTACTACTCCGAATGGGTGCACGGCGGCACCGCCTACGCCCGGGGTGGGTTCATCTACTCGAACTGGGGCTGGGCGAACAAGGCGTTCGTGGACGCCAACATCGGGGCCTGGCACGAGGGCGGCGGCAACGCCGAGCACCGGTTCGGGATTCTGCCGATCCCCGGCGCGGCGTTCATGAAACTTCCCCCCAGCCTCAACTACAACCGGCAGTACCACCTGCGGGTGCGGGGGCAACTGCCCAACGCCTTCCTGTACCGGGCCTGGAACCGCACCAATGAGGAACTCGCGGGCGGCGAAATGGGGTCGTTCGTGGAGCCACTCGGGTTCACCCGGCCACCCGGTGCCTACCAGTTGGTGAAGCGGAAGGTCTGACCCCCCTATGGGGTGGGGACTGTCGTTCACTCAGTGAACCTCCCTACTCTGCGAGAGACACGTCGACCAGAGGAGTGAGAACGATCAAGGAGTTCACCACCGCCTTGAAGGCGGTCACCGAGCAAGACCAGACGATCGAGTTCTCCATCGACGGTCATCAACTGACCGCCTACCAGCCCACCGACGGACAGTTGGCGATCCTGCTGTCCACGATCGGACGTCACACCACGGTGCAGACCAAGATCGCGGGGATCATCGACTTCTTCGTGGCGGTGATGGACGACGACTCGGCGTCGTACGTGACCGACCGGCTGCTGTCCCGGACCGATCCACTAGAGATAGACCAGGTCCAGGAAATCATGGAGTGGATGGTCGAGGAGTGGACAGGCCGCCCTACCCAGTCGCTCTCCGTCTCTACGCAGTAGCCGAAGAGCGATGGGCGGAGATAGAGGCGCACTACATCGTGGTCGACCTCCTGCGACTCCCGCCCGCCAAGTTCCTGAACTGCGTGTACGCCTGGTGTGTCCGGTACATGGACCCTGAGACCCGAGAGAAGTGGGAGATGATGCTGACCGCACCGCTCCCCGGTACTGAACGGACCCGGCTACCGTCCGAGGTGGAGGCCGAGGTCGAGGGCGCCGCGTTCATGGCGGCGATGAGCCAGCACCAGACTCTGACCGGCAAGGGGTGAGTCGTGGCCAAGAAGATCGGTGACGTCTACGTCCGGGTCCACTTCTCCTCCGACGGCAAGGAACTCAAAGAGCAGGTCAAGGGGGACAAGGGGTTCGAGGAGGCCGGTCAGGAGGCCGGTGACAAGTACAACGACGGTTGGATCAAGGAACTAGAGAAGGGCGTCAAGGACACCGATCTGGTGGAGAAGCGGCGTGGTGCCGCGATCAAGGGTCAGACCACCAAGACCACCAACGCGATCGGCAAGTTGTGGGAGAAGTTCTACGCCGACCAGACCGACAACGCCGAGAAACTCCGACACTCGGTCGACGACATCGACAACACCTGGCAGAAGATGCTCGTCGACTTCAAGGACGCCGAAGGTGAGTCCAGTCGACTTCGGCAGCGGTTCGACAGCCTCGCCACCAGCCTGCGGACCCGGCTCGGTGGGGCCTGGGACCGGCTCGGCCTCCTGATGCTCCGCTTCGACCGAATCAGCGGTCGGGTCGCGGGCGGATTCAACAAGGTGTGGGGCGGCACCATCGGATTCCTCGGCAGGCTCACCGCCCGAGCCGGACGCGACCTCGACGTCCTCGGCAACAAGGTCGGTACCGCGTTCGGGAAGGGGGGTCGCAACGACTTCATCAACATCTTCGGTCGCAGCATGCAGGGGATCGTCGAGGTCACCGCCCGCGCGTTCACCGGGTTCAGCAAGTTGTTCGGGTTGATGTCCGGAGAGGGGCTCAACGCCTTCGCCAAAACTGGGGAAGCGGTCGGCAAGGCCGCCGAAGAATCCGCGACCCTGGGTGAGGCAGCCGGTGGTGCCGCCACCAGTCTCAGCAGTCTCGCTGCCGCCGCCCCTGTCGCTGCGGTTGTCGCCGTTGCCCTGGCTGCTGCGATTGGGCTCGCCTCGTCCGCGATCATGCTCCTCACCGGTGCCGTGATTGCGCTCGCTGCCGCCCTGTCGTTCGCTCTGATCGGGGCGATCGGTGCCGTCGCCGGTGCCCTGGTTCCGCTGGTCGCGGGGATCGGCGTCACCGTCATCGCCTTCCAGAACATGGACAAGGCCACCAAGAAGGCGTTCGGCGGGATCAAGGACGAGTTCACCGACCTCGGCAAGGTGGCCGCGAAGGGGCTGTTCGCGAACGCCGCCCAGGATGCCCGGAAACTCGGCCATGTTCTGGAAGGGCTGCGTCCCCTGGTCCGGGTGGTGGCCCGGGCGATGGGTGGGGTGCTCGACAACCTGGTGAAGGGTCTCGACTCGCCCCAGTTCAAACAGTTCGAGGCGTTCCTGGTCCGGGTGCTGCCCGGGATGGTCGCGCAGATCGGTCGGATCGCCGGGAACGTGGGCCAGGGTCTCGCCAACCTGTTCATCGCCGTCACCCCCCTGGTCCAGGAGTTCCTGGGCTGGTTGGAGGGGGTCACCCAGTCCTTCGCCGACCTCGGCAAGGGCGGGACCTCGTCGAGGTTGAGCAAGTTCTTTCGCGACCTGCAACCCACCATGGACTCCGTCGGTGCCGCTATCGGCCAGATCATCGGACTGATCTTCGACCTGTTCCAGGGGCCGGGCCAACGGCAGGGCGGCAAGATGTTCCAGTCGCTCGCCGACAACGTGCGAAAGTTCCGGGACTTCCTGTTGAAGGCCAAGCGGGACGGTTCGCTGGCCCAGTTCTTCCGAGACGCCCGGAAGTTGGCCAACCAGATCGGGAACGCCGTCGTCCAGATCGGGAAGTTCATCGCCGCCCTCGACACCCCCAGGAACCGGTCCATGATCATCGGCCTGTTCAAGGCGTTCAACAAGGTGGTGGAGGTCCTCATCTTCCTGGCCCGAGTGCAGCAGCGAGTCGACCGGCTGTGGGGACAGATCGGTCACGCGGCGGTAGTGGCGTTCAACTTCGTGAAGACCGCAGCCACCAACGCCGCCCAATGGGTGCAGCAGAAATGGAACGCGCTGGTCAGTTGGTTCGGCAACCTAGGTCACCGGCTGACCACGGCTGCCGCCTGGGCCAGCATCGGACGCACCATCGGGGAGACCGTCTTCCAGGCGATCATCGGTGCCCTCACCGGACTGCCCGGTCAGATCGTCAACCTGTTCACCGGACTCGGTTCCCGGATCGTGTCCGCGATCGGCAGCATCGTGCCACACATCAACTGGCCGGACCCGCCGGGCTGGTTGAAGAAGGTGGTCCCCGGCATGGCGACCGGCGGGATCGTGCTCGGACCCACGATCGCCAAGATCGGGGAAGCCGGTGCGGAGGCGATCGTGCCACTGAACCGGCCCCTGTCCCAGGTCGACCCGGCGGTGCGTGCCCTGTCCGCGATCGCGCAGGGCAAGGCCGACACCGCCACCCTGACCGGACGCGGTGGACGTTCCATCACCACCGGGCCGATCACGATCATCACCCCCACCAAGGACCCCCGGGCGGTGGCCGCACAGGTCGTCAACCGGATCGCCGCTGCGTCGTACATCTGAGGAGGGACACCATGGTCAACCCGACATCCACCAACAAGTACCGGCGGTGGAGTGTCTTCATCCGACTCACCGAGCAGCACATCCGTGAGTTGGATGCGGTACGCGGGCTGACCCCTCGGGGGACCTACATGCGGGAACTGCTGGATCGGGACCCGGCGGTCGTCAACTACCGGAACTGGCTGACCAGGCTAGAGAAGGCCGACCTGCTGCCGCCCCGTAGGGACGAGTTCACTCAGTGAACCGAGGAGGGTAAACCATGGCGTGGAACGGCTACTTCAACTTCGGTGGCACCGAGGTCATCAACACGTCTCGTACCGAGCAGTACGCCAAGCACGCGGCGATCGGATGGTTCAAGCCGGTCTACAAGAACACCGCGCTGCCGATGATCCTCGGCGACACCTACGTCTCGCCGTTGCAGGACGACGCACCGTGGACCGATCCCGACGACCTGTCCTCCTACGACTTCTACGGCGTGTACCCACTGGACGTGGTCGGCATCGAGAACTCCACGGTGACCGCCGACATCGTGGAATCCACCCGCGACGGCGGCGTCGTCCATGCGCCCCGGCATGCCACCAAGACGGTCGTGTTCTCCGCCGTCTTGGTGGCTGGAACCGAATGTGCCGCCGAATACGGGATGCGCTGGTTGAAGGCCGTCCTCAACGGCTGCGGCTGCCTGGCCCCCAGCCACAGCCCCGGCGCCGTGTGCGGTGGCCAGGACCTGACCTACCTGTCCTGTGAACCTGCCGTGGATCTGAACTTCACGTCCGGGGTGGAGGTCTTCCAGCGGCTGATCGTCGACGGCGACAGCGCGGGCGGCTGGACTGGACCGACCCCGGTGGACGGGATGACCGCCACCCGTCCCGGTGGACAGTTGCTCGACGGTGGCGGGGCGATCGTTCAAGAGCAGACGGCGGTAGAGACCGCCCCCACCTTCGACCTCACCGACTGCTTCGACCCGTACGCCCGAACCCTGCACAAGGCGACCGTCACCAGTGGACCGTCGGTGACTCAGAAGGGCCAGACCAGCAACGGTGGCGCCGCCTGGATCATCGAATGGACGGTGGTCGCCGGGGACCCCAACGAGTACAGCGCCCCGCTGCAACTCATCCAGGGTTTCCTCGACCCGACCGTGGACGTGCCATACCCCGGAGGGAACGTGCCGTCCGGTGGCGTGTGGGACCCCAACGGCTTCGTCACCGTCGACCCGTCCTGCCCGGTTGAAGTGTTCCAGCCGGTGTTCGACCCGCTCTGCGCGCTCCTCATCCCACCGCCTGCGGTGCCCACCATCAGCCCGGTCTGCTTCACCTTCCCCACCAACTACACCCGCCGCATGTTCACCATCCCCAAACAGGACATCACCCTGTGGTCGGTGACCGTCCCGATCGTCACCATCCACACCCCCGCCAACGCCGAGGTCCGGAACCTGCGGGTCCGGTTCTTCGACGACGACGACAACGACGCCTCGATCGACGACCCCTGCGATCCGGAAGGTGACGTGGTGTTCACCTACCTGCCGCCGGACTCGGTGGTCACCTTCGACGCGGTCGCGCACCTCATCTACGTCGACACCCCCGGCCAGGGTCGACGCCGGGCCGACTCGATCGCCACCGACTCCGACGGTGGACCGTTCTCCTGGCCTGAACTGTCCTGCGGCTGCGGCTACGTGGTCACCATCGACATGCCGCAGACACAGAAGGTGCCGGTCATCGACCTGTCACTGGTGAAGAAAGCCTGCTGATGCCCTCCCAGTCCTTCTCGTCTCCCGGTTGGCACGACTTCAACGTGCCCAAAGACCTGGAACGACTCACCGTCACCATCGACGGTGGCGGTAGCCGAGGGTCCGGAGGCCGCGAAGGAGGTCACATCGTCGGCGACCTGCTGGTCAACGACAACTGGGTGTTGAAGTGTTTCGTCGGCGAACAGGGTCACGCATCGGACGGGTCGAATGGCGGCGCCGGAGGCGCGGGGGGTGGTGCTAGGGGCGGGGACGGCCACCAGGACCTCAACGGTGGCGACGGCGGCGGCGGAGTCTCCACGATCCGGGTCAACAGCACCACCGGCACCGTCAAGGTGGTCGCCGGTGGCGCTGGTGGTAACTCCGGTGACGACGGCAGCGGCGGCGACGGTGGCGGCAACACCGGAGGCTCCGGGCAGCGGGGCACCTCGGGCACCAACCCGGTCGGGTTGGCCACCGGTGGCACCCAGTCCCAGGGCGGCAACGGTGGCACGTCCAGCGCGGGCGCCACCTACAGCGGCGACGACGCGCCCAACGGGGTGCTCGGCGGTGGAGCCAAGGGCGGTACCGCGAGCGGCAGGTCGCACGGTGGTGGCGGCGGTGGTGGCGGCTACCGGGGCGGCGGCGGTGGTGCGGCCTCGTCGGCTGGCTACGCCCCCGGCACCGGCGGTGGTGGTGGTTCCAACTACATCGGTGGCTTGGTCAACGTCAAGACCAACCAGGCGGGCACTGGTGGGATCGGGAACGGTCAGATCACCCTCACCTGGGTCAACCCGACCGCGAAGAACCAGCCACCCACCCCGCCGACGACGGTGCAGTTGAACAGCAACGACGTCAGCGACCAGATGCACACCAAGATCGGCAACCACGCCAACGTGTCCGGGATCGTCAACGACCCCGACAACAACGACACGGTTCGGCTGGTGGTCCAGTGGTCCTCCCAGGAGGACTTCACCCCCCACAGCCAGTCCGTCTCCCAAGTGGGGAAGCCGTACACGGACCGCACCAAGCGGGCCACCGCCGTCATCGACGGTCTGCAACCCAACACCCGATACTGGGTGCGGGTCTACGGCCAGGACAACCACGACCTGTTCTCCACCACCTACACCGGCTTCTCGTTCTGGACCAACGAAACCTCAGCCCCGGACTCGCTGACCGTGAACGGAGGCGGGTCCGGGGTCACCATCCAGACCGTCTCCTCTGCGACCTTCGCGTGGAAGTTCAACGACCCCGGCACCGGTGACCTACAGACCGGGTTCCAGTTGCGCTACCGGACCGTCGCCTCGTCGTCATCGGCTGCTGGCGCCTGGGTGCTGACCGACAAGCCGAACACCGCCGACAACACCTCCCCGGTAGTGGGTCCACCGTCGTCGTCACGGAACCAGTGGGTGTTCAACCCCGGCACCTTCAAGGGCAACCAGTTCTACGAGTGGCAGGTCCGGACCACCGACCAGCAGGGCGACTGGTCCGACTGGTCGTTCGACACCTTCAAGTTCTTCTCCGCCTCCACCACCACCGCCCCGATCGTGGAGTCCCCCCTCGGGGACGTGTCGGTCGACGTCACCAAGGACACCGTGTTCAAGTGGCGGTTCCTTGACCCCGACCCCACCGACACCCAGCAGAAGGCCGACATCCGGTGGCGGGTGATCGACCCGTCGAAGAAGTTGGCGGACCAGCCGGACGTGTGGACCACGGTCCTCGGTTCACTCAGTGAACCTGGATCGTCGAAGACCTGGACCATCGAGACCGGGCCGTTCGCGATCGGCTACCAGTACCAGTGGGAGATTCGCACCTACGACCACCTCGGGAACGTCTCCGACTGGTCAAACCCTGGTTCCTTTTGGGCCAGAGGAACCGTAGGGTCCGCCTCTGGACCCGACCCGATCCCCGAGTTCCGGACCCCGCAGGGTTCGCTCGGCTGCGGTGAGTACCGGGTGTTCATCTACGAGCAGGGCGGGCAGCGGATCATCGGCGAGATTCACTCGATCGCCACGTTGCAGTTCTCCCGGCTCCGCGACGACATTTCGTCCTGCCTGCTGTCCACCAACGGGCTCGGCGACGCCGACTGCTGTGCGCTGTACGCCAGCGTCCGGTCCTGGATGCACGAGTTGGTGGTGTTCCGGGACGGGGTCCGGGTGTGGGAGGGGCCGATCACGCGAATCACGTACACCACCACCGACGTCGAGTTCGAGGCCCGAGACGTACTGGTCTACGTGTACCGCCGGATCATGCGGCAGGGCTACAACGACGCCTACCGGATCACCGAACGGAACGCCGACGGATCGGTGAAGTCACACGAGGGTCTGTTCCCGGTGGTGAAGCGAGCAGAGACGATCATCGCCAACGCGCTCGCACCACACGACCCGAACGTGCTGCCCTATCTGACCACGATCACGTCGGTCTCCGATGCGATGGAGTCGAGGGTGGTGGCGGACTGGTCGACCACGGCGTGGGAGCAGGTGGACGATCTGGCCGCTACCGCCGGGCTCGACTACACGGTCGTCGGTCGGCGGATTCTGCTGTGGGACACCCACACCCCGATCGGTCGGCTGCCCACCATGACCGACGGTGACTTCTCCGACTCCCCGATCGTGTCCGAGTACGGGATGCAGACCGCCACCTACCTGGGGGTCACCAACGGTTCCGGGATCGTCGGTGCGGTGGGGGTCAACAACCCGTCCCGTCCTGCCGGGACGCCCACCTTCTACCCGTACGGGCCAGTGGAAATGCTGGCCTCGTCGTACAACGAGACCGCAGCCGCGTCGACGGAGACCCTGACCCCGAAGGCGCTGGCCGACCTGGTGACGGGCCTCACTGACCAGGCAGTCAGGAACATCGCAGGCCGGTTCCCGACCCCGCTGATCGTCAGGGTGCCAGACAACTCGTCGCTGTCCCCGGACTGTGCGGTCGGGTTCCAGCAGTTGATCCCCGGCGTCTGGATTCCGCTGCGTGCCTCCGGCACCTGCCGTCTGGTGACCCAGTGGCAGAAGTTGGACTCGGTGTCGGTGGAGGTAGACGAGAACGGCGAGAAGGTGTCGGTGGTCCTGTCCCCGGCCCCGAACTCTGGCCAGGATCCGGACGCCGACGAAGCGGCAACGGAGGAGTAGGGGATGGGCGGCAGCAACGGTTGGCGAACCAACATCAGCGCTCAGGACTGGATGCGCGACATGGAGAAGCGCGTCCTCAACGAGGAACGCCGACCCATCATCCGGAACTCCACCGACCTGATGGGGCCAGGATTCGCACCGTACGCGGTGGAGACCCGTGACTGGTCGGCGGACGAGACCGCCTTCAACGGGATGTTCTACTCCCGGCCCGGTTCCCTCAACTCGCCCGACTCCTCGCTGTACTGGATCGGCACCACCGAGGGCACCCCGGACGGCAACGGGTTCGAGTTGGTCCGGCAGTACGACCCGGCCACCGGGGCGGCGTCCACCACGTCTCAGGTCCGGTTCTTCACCACTCTGTCCGGTCAGCGCACCTACTCGAACTGGACCGTGACCGGCGGGGCCAGCGGTGGTCCCCCGAGCGGTCCCGCCGGAGGGGACCTGGCCGGGACCTACCCCAACCCGACTCTGTCGCCTGCCACGAAGGCGCTGATGATGCTGGACGTCGCCGAGGAGGGCACGACCGTCGTCACCGACGCGCAGAAGATCAACTTTGTGGGTGCCGGGGTGACCGCTTCGGCGGGTGCTACCGGCACGGCGACGGTCACCATCCCCGGTGGTGGGGCACCATCCGGGGCAGCAGGCGGTGACCTGACCGGTACCTACCCGAACCCACAGATCGGGTCCGGTGTGATCGTCGACGGCGACGTGGCGACCGCCAACAAGGACGGTGTCGCCGCTACCCCGTCGATGCGAACCCTGGGAACGGGCGCCCAGCAGGCGGCAGCAGGCAACGACAGCCGGTTCACGAACGCCCGCACCCCCACCGGTCCCGCAGGCGGTGACCTCACCGGCACGTATCCGAACCCAACCCTGTCGCCCACCGCGAAGTCGGGAGTGATGGTCGACGTCTACGACGAGGGCGGGTCGGTGGTGCCGGACGCCACGATCCTCGACTTCGTCGGCACCGCCGTGACGGTCTCAGGCACAGGTGGTCACGCCGTGGTCTCCGTGACTGGTGGCGGCGGCTCAACCGCGACCCCGGCGACACACGGCGAATGGACGACGCTCGACTCCGCGTTCATCGCGAACGTCACCTGGGAGTACCGGTTCGGGTGGGTCACGCTCGACTCGGCACACCCGCCCGCTGGATGTTCCTACGCCGGTGGTGGCATCTTCACCGTCTCCCAGGCGGGCTGGTATGTCATTTCGTTCCTGTTGACCCCGTTGCCCGGGTCACCCGGTCGCCGGGTGGGACGCCTGCTGTGGGACGACGGATCGTTCACCCAGTTCGAGCCGCCGAACGCATCGTCGGGCACGAACAACGTGTCCAGAGCCGGTGTCGCGGGAACCATCACCCGGTGGCTGGGTGCCGGGTCGACGGTCGCTCCGCAGTATTTCCAGTCCACCGGCGCTGGCCTGCAATGGGACGGAACCGCTGGCCTGTCGTCGTTCACGATCGCGTCACTGGCCGACCCCGGCCCGCAGGGACCGCAGGGCATCCAGGGTCCGACGGGTGCCACCGGATCGCAGGGACCGACCGGTGCGACCGGTTCTCAGGGACCGCAGGGTGCGACTGGTGCGCAGGGTCCGACCGGTAACACGGGCGCCCAGGGCACACCGGGTGAGAAGTGGTTCAGCCAGTCTGGTGCGCCCGCTGGTGCAACAGGGATCGTCGGGGACTGGTCGCTGGACACCGCCAGCGGCGACGTCTACGAGAAGACTGGCACCTCGACGTGGACGCTACGCGGGAACATTCGGGGACCACAGGGCATCCAAGGTATCCAAGGCCCCACGGGTGCTACCGGTACCACGGGTGCTCAGGGCACACCCGGTGAGAAGTGGTTCTCCCAGGCGGGTGCCCCAGCGGGTGCGACCGGCATCGTGGGCGACTGGTCACTGGACATCAACTCGGGTGACGACTACGAGAAGACGGGGGCTTCGACCTGGACGTTGCGTGGCAACATCCGGGGACCGCAGGGCATCCAGGGCATCCAGGGGCCGCAGGGTCCCACAGGTCTCACCGGTCCGCAGGGTCCGATCGGTCTGACCGGTCCCGCCGGTGCGGACTCCACAGTCCCCGGCCCGACAGGTCCGACCGGACCCCAGGGTCCGAAGGGCGACACCGGGGCCACGGGTCCACAGGGGCCGCAGGGTCCGTCTGGTGGCGGCACACAGATCACCGACGAGGGTGTGGATCAGGGCACCCCGGCGATCATCAACTTCACCGGAGCCGGGGTCACCGCTTCGGCAGGTGTGGCGGGCACCGTCAACGTGGACGTACCGGGGAACCCGACCACCCTCCCGCCGTCTGGTCCGGCAGGCGGCGACCTCACCGGCACCTACCCCAACCCCACCATTGGAGCCGGGAAGGTGACATCTGCTGCGATCGCGGACGGCACCATCCAGTCCGGAGACATCGCGGCTGGGGTGATCCCGACCACCCTCCCCGGACCACCCACCGGGACCGCCGGGGGTTCGCTGGCGGGCACCTACCCGAACCCCACCCTCGCCGCGAACAGCGTCGGGTCGTCGCAGATCGCGGATGCGTCGATCCAGGCCGGTGACATCGCGGCGGGAGTCATCCCCACCACGTTGCCCGGACCGCCGACAGGTACAGCCGGAGGGTCTCTGGCGGGCACCTACCCGAACCCGACATTGGCGGCGAACAGCGTCGGCTCCTCACAGATCGCGGACGGCACGATCCAGGCTGGAGACCTGGCTGCTGGGGTGATCCCCACCAGCCTGCCGCCGTCGGGTGCCGCTGGTGGGGACCTGACCGGTACGTACCCGAACCCCACGATCACGATCCCCCGGTTCGTGCCCGGCTACACGGCGGGGTCCACCGGCGCTCCCGCCGAATACTACGAACTGCTCAACTACAAGTCCGGCGCTTCCGCGCAGGGCACCACCATCCGGATCAACACCAACATCACGTTCAACAACCGGATGGTGCGGTTGAAGGTCGCGGGTTTCCAGTACAACGCCGGACCCGGGAACATTGACCTCGACATCACGTTCTACGCCTACGCGGGCAGCGGCTCCGGTCCTTCCTACGTGGCGCAGACCTGGCAGTCGAACGGGTCTCTGCCGATCCTCAGCGTCGTCGGCTACCTGGACGCCTCATCCCGAGTGGTGCTGTTCATCAACGCCGCGATCGCGCTCCAATACCCGCACGTCACGATCCCGTGGGCGCTGGTGTCGCAGACCTCGGCCCCCATCGCTGAGATGACCGGCTGGACTGCTGCCTTCTCGTCGGTCACGACCGGACTCACGCAGGCCACGTCGTTCGTTCAGGTCTCCCACACCCATGCCGCCGCCGACGTGAACGTGGCGCCGACTGTGGAGGTCACCTCGACGGTCACCACCAACGTCACCTCCGGTGCCTTCGTTGGTGTCGGCGGCATGGTCGGCGGCGACGCTGCGAACAACCCGTACGTGTCGTCCACCACCGGTGGTGTCTCCACCTTCAAGGTCGCGGGCATGTACCTGTTCACCGCCTGGGCCACCTTCTCCTCCGGTACCGCCAGCCGACGGATCGTGGCGTTGATGAAGAACAGCGCCGAACAGTTCCGGCAGGACAACTCCAACCAGGGGGCGTGGACGGGCCAGGTCACCGGCATCATCCCGATGAATGTCGGTGACACGTTCTACGTATCGGTGTTCCAGAACTCCGGTGCCAACCTGGCGCTCGGGGCCGTCCCTGGTCACGGCTGGACCGCGTGGCGGATCGGACCCGACACCGCCTATTCGACCGCTTCAACCTGGCCCTAACCAACAGAACACGGTTCACTGAGTGAACTAGGAAGGACGGACCTGATGCCGACTTGCTGCCAAGGTGCCACCTGCGCCTGCAAGGTGAGCGCCGTCGAGGGCGGTCACATGGTCGTCTCCGGGTCGGGTCAAGCCAACGACCCGTTCCTGCTGTCGGCTGACGTCGACTTCCAGATCGTCGACAACCTCACCTTCGACCTGACCCTGAACGGGTCGGGGACCGCAGTCGATCCGTGGATACTGTCGGTGAACTTCTCCCCCACCGCTCGTCTCGCAGACTTCCCGGACGTCTCCGAGGCCACCCCCACCACCGGTCAGGTGCTGGCGTGGAACGGGACCGCTTGGGCTCCGGCCCCACCGACCACCGCTGCCGCCGGGTCGGTCACCCACAACGGCACCCTGACCGGTGACGGGTCGGCGGGGACTCCGTTGGCGGTGGTCTCGGATGCGGCCCGACTGCTCCAAGCCTCCGCCTCCACCGGGGTTGGGTTGAACGACTCGGGTATGGCGAGCGTGACTCGGAAGTTCTCCGACGCCACCGCTCGGAACGCGATGACCCCGGCCCCGCAGGTGAACTCGCTGACCATGCTGGGCACGGCACCGGGAACCGTGGACTTTTGGGACGGCACCAAGTGGGGGCCGATCACCGACCGGGTCGGACTGTCCCCGGGGACCGCGTTCCTGCAACTGTCCGGGCCGTACAACGGGACCTCGCCGATCACCCGACTGTTGTCCACGATGACGGCCACCACCGACGGGTCCGGGAACTTCACGATCCTGTCCACCGCCACTCTCACGGGTCGGGCTGGTGTGCTGTCGATCGTGTTCCAGGAGACCGGTTCGATCGCCTACAAGACGGTGCTGAGCGCGACCGGCGGGCAGGTGATCGGGAAGGCGTACAGCCTGGTCAACGGGGCGCCGATCACTGGGACGGCAGTCACCGGGATGTACGACGCCTACTGTTACTAGTCGTTGAGGACCTCGTCGACTTCATCGAGCGGGTAGTAGGTGCGGAAGTCGGCCCGGTAGTCCGGCACCCAGGTGACGGTGAGTCGACTCTTCGACCCGTGTCGGAGGGATGCGATCCGTGGGTCCCCGATCGCATCCAGGATGGGGAGGAGCCAGCGGGAGGTGGCGGCGTCGAAGGTGACCGACCTGATCCGGTTCAACCCGTCGGGTTCGCCGGGTGTGGCCTTGAACTTGCGGCCCTCCAACTGGCGGAGGAGTTGTTCGGCGGCGGGTACGAGGCGGGGCGTCATGGTGGTTCCTTTCACCACAGGGTGAGGTCGTCGGAGGAGTCCGACGGCAGACGAGGTTCGAGTTCATCGGCCAGTTGTTTCCACAGCGCCCGATCGCTCTCGCTCTGCTGGGGGTCGTTCTCCTGTCGGCGGTAGTAGTTGTACTGGTTGGCCAGGGACGGGTTGCCACGCAGATGGACCCGTGCCCGCTGCACCTGCTCACGGTGCTTCATCACCCAGTCCTCGGTGTCTTGCCGGGTGCCGGTCTTCGACTGTTGGCGACACGCACAGACCGCCCGGAACTCGTTGGTACCTGCGATCTGGATGCGCTTGATCTTGTGGTTGCTCATCGCGCCGTTCCTCGGGGGGAGGGGGGGCCGTGACGTTCCCCTCCCCCCGAGCCGCCGAGCCAGCGGAGCGCGGAAGGGAGTGCGCTCACGAGGTGCTGCCTCCTGCGGTCTCACGGAGAGACAGTTGGCCGACTATCTCTCCCATCAGATCCTCTTCGATCCCCTCGAACAGGACCGGACCCGTGAAGATGAAGTGGACCTGGGCGATCCTGGCGAACACGGTACGGGCACGGGGGTTCAGGGTGCCCCAGTCCTGGTTGAACCAGGAGCAGGTGACTTTGCCGCAGGTGAGCCGCATGAAGTTGCCGTCCTCGCCCCGCGCACGGAGTGTGAACTCCGGGTCGATCGGACGGTCGGCGTGGATCACTTCGAGCAGGCCGGTGGGCGGGACGATCAGGATGAACTGGTGGTCAGGCTGGTTCACCATTGCCGTCCCCCTCGTCGAGGTCCCCGAAGTTGGGGATGCGTTGCGAGGCTCGCAGCACCGGACCGGTGCGCGGGTCTGCGGCGATGTTGGTGCTGGTGAACACCTGGGGGAGGGTGCCTAGACGGGGCAGGAGGGTGCCCTGGAAGACGTAGTCGGCCAGAGACATGAGTTCACTCAGTGAACCCTTCGGGAACGCCTGAGCGGCCACCAGGACCGCCGCACCCCTGGCCCGTTGCGGGTCGTCGAGGGAGGCGTTGATATGGACGAGCGGGGGATTCAAAATGCCGGTCATGGTTGCTCCTATCGTCGTGGAATAGCCTGACTCCCGGTCGGGCATGGGGGATCGGCGACCGGGAGCCAGTGGCGGGGTTGTCCGCTACGAGTTCCCCGCCTTGCTCTTCCGACCGCGCACCCCACGGGGGGAAAGGCCACGCTGCCGAAAGCGCTGTGCGGACCTATCATCGCATTGGCTTCACGTCCAGTCGGTCTGACGGCTTCCGATCGAACTCAACATGCGCCCCGTTGACGTGAACCCAGCGGACCGTGAACTTCCCGGTTGAACCACTGATGTCCACCAGCGCCGCCTTCGCCTGGTCCTTCATGGTGCGGGCCTGCTTCTCCATCGCCAACCCCTCCCGGTACAGGTCGACGGCAGTCAGAATCTCCGGGTCGGTGAGCAGTCCCTCCACGTCGGTGTCCAGCGCACGGCAGTCCGCGAAGTGACCGCACACCTTCGCGCACACCTCACGCGGTGGTTCCTTTCGGGCTGGCTCGTCGTGAAGGTAGGAGTAGACCAGGTCGTCGACGAACATCGCGGCCTGCGCCACCATCGCCGGGTCGAAGTGCTCCATGTGGACGTACGGGTAGGTCTCGTCTGCGGCCCGGTCGATCCACACGTTCGCAACCTTCACCTGATCCAGGGTGACCCCGTCGTCGAACAGGGGAAACGCGGCCAGGGCGTAACAGTGACGCTGGAACTGTTGCTGCTGGGTGGGTCCGTTCCGGCGCACGATCGACAGACCACGGGTGGTCTTGATGTCGATCACCACCCCTTTCGGGTCGACCAGGTCCGGGTGGCCGGTGAGGGTGTAGTCCCGTCCACCCTCGCCTTTCAGAGTCAGGGTCACCTCCGGCTGCCGGATCACGTCCGGCCACACCGACGTCACCGCCTGCTCGACGTGGTCACCGAGGGCGGTGCCGATGAACGCCGCCGTCTTGTCGGTCAACGGTTCCGGTATCCCGGCGAGCATCCGACGGACCTTCTCCGAACAGAACCCCAGGTCGGACACACCGATCCGGAAGTCGGCGGACTGCTGACTGCGCTCGGAGTAGTTCGAGGTCTGCTGGATCGCTTCGTAGACCTGTTCGGCGAGGGCATGCTCCTCACTGGTCATGCTGCGGTCGGGGCCTGGCTCTACCAGTTCGGTCATCGTCTTCCTCCAAGATTCGCCAACCGTCTTGCTTGGCCCGGTTCGTTCGGTACTGGTGTATCTCGTAGCAACGCTCTCCGCTGATCCGGATGCACTTGGCGCCAGGGGCAGCCCCGCAGGTTTCGCAGGGGTACTGCAAGGCTGCCCGCCGCCACCGAATCATCCGTCGTTCGCCCACTCTTCAACCATCTGCTTGATCGAGTTCCCGACCTTGACGCTGCTCTTGGTCTCCCCCATCAAGATGTCACCGATCGTCGCGAAGCGCTGGTAGATCAACCGCTCCGCCTCCTGGATCGCCACGATGTTCGCGGCGCTGTACGCCGCCAGACCCTTGGCGACCTCTGCCTTGATCTGCTCGTCGACGTCGGTGGCTGCGGCGTACCGCAACTCCGACAACAGCGCCCGACAGTCCTTTATCAGCCCGCGCAGATCCTTCATCACCTCGTGGGCTTCGCGGGTTGCGGCCCGCAGATCCTCGACCTCACTCACCGGACACCACCTCCCGCAGACAGGACGCACCTGCGGTGGTCAGCACCTGGATCGCGTGCAGGTGTCGGGCTGCACCCTGGGCGTTCGCCTGCGCGTTCGCCTCGAACATGGACGCCCGTTGCTGGTGTTGGCCGATGGTCGCGTCACCCCAGGTCACCACCTCACCATCCGGCAGCGCGAACCCGGACGCGAGCAACTCCTCGGTCCACTCCATTCGTAGCGCCCGCGAGTGGTCCTGGATGATCCGAGCGATCGCCTCCATGCGTTCGTACGACTCCTCCTCCCGTCGCTCTGCCGCCGCCTGGCGACGTTCCCTACGGTCGCGTCGTGTCTGCGCCTCCTCGGCCAACCGTTCGGCCTGCTGGGTCCGTGCTCGACGTACGGACTTCACTTCCTCGGCCAGCCATAGCGACGCCATGACGTTCAACTGCGACCGTTGCAGCCGGGCCACCGCCTGGTCGGCCACACGGTGCACATCGGAACCTGGACCGGCCTCGGCGTCCACCCTCGTCACCAGTTCGTGGATCGTGTCCAGGGTGTCCATCAACTGGGTGCCTAGTTCTCTGGCGTCAGTCACGGGGCCACCCCACCGGTTCACTGAGTGAACCGGACTTCGCCCGGTCCTTGATGTGTAGCGCCTCTATCTCGACCAGTAGGTGTTCGATCTGGAACATGGCATCCTCGACCAGGGACTCGATCAGGCCCTCGTTCTCCGAGAGCCACTCCCCGGCGTACTGGCTGATGACCGTGGTCCGCATGTCCTGGTGCAGCCTGGCCCGGATGTCGACGGCCCGTTCCTCCGCCTCGTGGATGACTCCCTGGTCATCCCTCGACGGCAGGTACTCCGTCGGGCTCGCTGGGTGATCCTGGTACTCCATCGTTCTTCCCTTCCGTCACCTCGGTTGCTCCGAGGGAGTTTGAGAGAGCAGCCCTCTGCTCGTCGTTCAGTTCCTCGACCACCTTCGGACGTGGGTCGATCACCAGCGCCCGGACCACCTCGTTCCGGGACCCGCTGTCGTACAGACCCAGCCCGAACTGTGACCCCAGGTTGATCGCGCACCGCTTCAACGCATCCGACACGGCGGTCTTCAAGGCGTTGTCGTGGAGGTCGCCGAACCCGGAGCCACCGGACGCGGACCCGACCGCGCACTCGGTGTACCGGGACACCGCTTCCCCGAACTGGTCCCGGATCGTCAACTGGACCCGGGCCTGGTAGGCAATCTCCTGCATCGCCTTGCCGTCGTTGTCGTAGTCGCGGATGAAGACCTGGTCGTAGTCGAGGACCTCGGCGTCGAACCCACCGAACCCGAACACCCGGATCAGGTGCGCCCTCACATCCCACGCTTCGAGGTAACTCAGGGTCTTCCCGCCCTGTTGGCGGGAGGCGACCCGGGCACCCCGGATGGGTTGCATCAGGGTGTCGATCTGCTTGGACGTGAGACGACCGTTCATGGTTGCTCCTCTCGTTCACTGAGTGAACCATCGACCGCCGACACTAGGCCAAGCCTTCCTCTACTCATACAGCCTAGTCTACTAGAGGGGGGGTCTTGTGTCGACCCGTCTGCGGTAACCTAGGCGCGTGACGCGCAAGATTCTGGACCTCAGCGACATGCCCCACGACGCCCTGGAACGGCTGCTCTGGCTGTCCGGGGTGATGGACCAGGTCAAGGAAGAACTCGACCCCGAATGGCAGCGCGCCTACTACGAGGCCCGGCTCCAACAGCGCCTCGACGCCGCCGAAGCCCTCGGCCTGCACTCACACAAGCGGATCATGGCGTTCACCCGCGCCGAGAACAACGCCCGTGGACGCGGTGTTCGGTGGGGAGACAGACGAGGGTGAGCCGGGTCGGAGCATGTGGGCTTTGGACACCCACCACTCCGACCTGGGGAGGGACCGGCTCATCCGGTGTGCACCCAAGAGACACTCACCCTTGCCCACGTCGGGTGGGGAGTGAACTCACGGCTCTACCCTTCCTACCGGGCTAGACGCCCACCAGGTCCTTCACTCTGTCGAGGATCGACTTCGGTGCCTCCTCCGGCGCAGGCGGCGGGATCACCACCGTGTGGATCCTCGGCACCACGACCTTCTCGACCACTTCGACCTCCGGCGGGATCATCGACTCGACCAGGGCGATCGCCTCGTCGAAGATCGCCAACACCTGGCCCTTGGTCCGGGTCGGACTGTCGTTCCACTCCGGGATGCTCCGCCAGTGGTGTCCGTACCGGCGCTGGATCATCCGTACCACCGTGTCACAGGCGTGCTGCCGGTCCTCCATCGTGATGCCCACCCGCAGCAGTTCGGAGAGCGACGTGTCCAGGGCGTGTCCCATACACACACCGCCGTACGAGTCGTACGCCTTGTTCTGCACCCAGCGGTTCTCGACCTTGCTGCGAGCCAAGGTCAGGATCTGCACTACTTCCGCGCTACTCAATGCTCCGTTCCTCTCAGTTGAGATTCACTCGGGCGAACACCGCCCCTTTCTTCCGGTAGTACGCAGCGACCCGTACCTCCGGAAGTCCTATCGTCCAGTGGGCGATGGGGGGAGCCTCCACGATCACGCCCCGGTCGATCCGCAGACCGAACGTGGCGTACGGGAGGCTCACCCACACCCACCTCATCGTGGTCGACAGACCGGACAGGACCGGTACACCGTGTACCCGTTCTCGGTCCGCTCGACGACCAGGCCGGTACCCGAACACCGCCAACAGATCACTCGTCTCCGTTCCGCTGCACCGAGCCCGGCGTGGGGACGTCGTGCTCGGGCAACTCGGTGTCCTCGATCGCCCTCTCGTCACCGATCGGGCCGTGGATCGGACACTTCGGGTCGACGACGAAGTCCTCCATCGTCTTCCAGGTGCAGGTGCAGGTCTGCTTCGCCCGCTTCTTCTCGTACTTCCGGTTGATCCTGGCTTCCTGCTGATCGCGGTACTCCTGGTTCGCCTCGGCGATCGAGTCGAGCAGGAGCAGGTCCGGCTCCAACTCCTCGGTCAGCCGTTCCAGATGAATCGCGAAGATCACCGAGCGGCGTCGTGCCCGCTCGATCAGGGCGTCTGCCTCGTCGAGCGCCTTCACGGCGACGTCGACGCAGGTGCGGCAGATCGGCTTGTCGTCGGGGACGTCGGCCCACTTGACCTTGACCCGATGCTTCTCACCGCAGATCGCGATGACCTTGTCGCCGACCTCGTGGAGTTCGGTGACGATGTGTGCTTGTTTCACGGCTGTGCTTCCCTTCCAGTGGTTGCTCCGTCTGGTGTTGCGTTGGTGGCGCCGATCCCCCGGCAGGCGGGATTTCAGGTCCCGTCGGGGTGCCCGCAGGGACCCGCGCCTAGTCGCTGACCTCGTCCCCCTTCCTCTCGCCCTCGTCCTCGTACTCGTAGTTGCCCCACCGGGTGATCGACCAGGTGATACCCCAGGTCAATGCCAGCCCGGCCATGAACCCCAGGAAGATCAGGAACAAGATTTCCCGGACCATCACCAAGTCACCCCGCTGCTTGGCATGTAGACCTCACCGGGTGCCCGGTCGGCGTAGTGCTCCTCGTCGGGCACCGCCCGGACCGCGATCTTGTGGTCGGGGTCGACCAGCGTCCGGTACGACAGCGGGTCGTCGAGTTTCGCCAGCAGGGATACCAGGTTCCTGCGGGTCAACTCCACTACCGGTGGGTCCCCATCCTGTGCCTCGATGTATCTCATGCTTCCCTTCCTCGGTTCACTCAGTGAACTCACTCGTCTTCTGCGATGTAGGACATCGTCGTGCCAGCGAACGCCGACCTCCACTCCCAATCGTTGAGGACTAGCCGGTTGAACTCCTCCTGGTTGAGGTTCACGTAGTCACTGACCTCCCACTCCAACCCGGCCAGTGCCTTGTCGTACCAGGTGGTGTAGTCCTGCGGGATCGGCAGGCTGATGTGAACGTCGATCGGGTCGCCACGTCGGGCAGCGGCCAGCCGCTCGTCCAGAATCTCGATCACCTTCGCCCGGTACCGTTCCTGAGCGGTCAGGAACTGGTCCCGATGTTCGTTCCGGTTGGTGGTGACGGTTTCGATCAACCGTTGCTTCTCGACCTTGATCATCCGGTCGCTTCTCATTGGCTCTCCTCCTCGTCCTGGTGGACGTAGCCGCGCAGCGCTCGGATCGACCCGGCCACGTTCGGCGACGACCAGCGGGTGTTGTGCGGTGGCTTGTCCGGGTCGGCGGCGGTGAGTTCCAGGTTGTGAATGATGTTCTCCCGCTCGTGCTGAACCTCGATCATCGCTCGCTCCATCACCACCTCCCCGCGCGCCGTCCGCAGAACCTTGCGCTGCTTCATGGACAGGACCTCACGCTCGTCCTGGTTGTTGAACACCTTCGGCACGGTGGTCTTGGTGGAGAACAGGACGGTGATAAACCCAGCCCCGATCGCACCACCGGCCATGAGGAGACTGCACAGCAGCACACCCCACGACCATTCGATCGCGCACAAGATGACCAGGCCCACGGCACCTAGCCCGCACATCACGGCTATGCAGGCTGCGCTGATCATCAGCCACCGGTACAGGGTTTCTTCATTCATGATTGGTTGCTCCCTCTGAATCTTTCTGGTCCCCTCACAGCGGGGACACTTGATGTAGCCGCCACTTTTGTTCAGGACTTCACCGTCCGAGTCGCAGTCCGGGCACCTCATCGGGGCACCCGGGTGCAGCGGGGGTGGTGGTTGATACCGGCGGCACCATCCCACTTCCCCTCGCGCAGATACCGGCACTTCCGACAGGCGACGTACGCCGGACAGTCCTTCGCGTGCCAGCCATAGTCACCACAGTGGGTGCCGTCCGGGAACCTGGTGCCCAGGCACGCGCCGCTCACCATGGGATCGCCCTCATTGGTCCTGGTGGGGTCGGCTTCTCCTCCGTCCGTTCGGCCCGGCGCGGCTGGATCTGGTCACCGAGCGCATCGCGGAGTAGGTCGTACGCCTGCGGGCTGATGTGCCCGTCCATGACGGCACGTCGTACCTCATCCCAGGCTCCTGGGATGTAGCCGTCGTCCAGATCGTTGGGTCCGAACTCTCCGTGGAGTTTCACTGGGTCCCTCCCAGCGCACCGCCGGTCACGATCGTCGGCTGGTACGGGTTCCCACCCTGGGCGATCAACTGCGACTCGTTGTACGCCCGGACCGCTTCCTTCGGAGTCATCCCCTTCAACATGAACCCCTGGATCGTGGCCTGCTGCTTCGACGCCTCCGCCTTCGAGACCGCGATCTGTGCCTCCGCCTTCGCCTGGTCTGCCTTCGCCTGCGCCCGTTCGGCGTCGGCCTGCGCGACCAGGGTCTGCTCGGACGCCACCTGGGCGGCGAGGTCCTTGTTGTCCGGGACCGGGGTCCCGACCAGCACACTGATCCCGTCGAAGTAGGAGCCCTTCGCGGTCTGCACCATCAGGCTGTTGTCCGATTCGAGGGCGGCGTTCAACTGCTGCTCGATGTCGGTCTTGGTCTTCGGGTCGTTCCACACGTTCTGCCAGTTGAACTGCTGGACGATCCGATCCAGGGTCTGGTCGGCGGGGTCGGCCACCAACTTGCGGAGCAAGGTCTCCCACTGGTCGTTGAAGGTGCCGTCGGCATCGAAGTGCGCCCCGTACCTGCGGACGTAGGAGGTGTAGAACTTCGTCAGCGTGTCGCAGTCGGTCTTCAACGTGAACCGCACGGTGACCGGGATGTCCATGATGACCTTGTCCTTGGTCACCGACTGGAAGTCCGGGCCGTCCGAGCCCTGCTGCCCGGTCGCATCCCACTCCCGCTCCGAGGTCGGGAACAGCGGGTAGTCGTCGTTGGTCCACACCTTCTTCTGCGACGGGCCGACACAGCCGACGATCTTCTTCGACTGGAACGGACCCTTCGTGATGTGCAGCGCCACCATGTCGGACGGCGTGTTGTACCCGCAGGACGACAGGCCGAGCACCAATACGACGGCGACGACGACCAGTCCCAACGGTCTCTTGAACAGACGCCTGATGTAGAGCAACAGGTCGCTGATGATGGGGATCTTCACTGGTTCATTCCCTTCCGGTTCACTGAGTGAACTCATAGCCACACCACGAGGGCCAGCACCACGGCGATGCCGATCAACCCCAGGATCACGGCGTGTTCTGTCAGAAACTTCAACGACCTGCCTCCGAGTCCGCGATCATGCCGAGGGTGATGACCGCGAAGTCGTCGCCCAACACGGAGTGCTCGGCAGCCTTGACTCGAATGTTCCCGACCAGGGCGCGGAGCCGGGTCAGTTCCTCACGCTCTTCCTTGGGTGGTCGATTGTTCCGTTTCGCGATCCACGATCCGACCACGAACGCCACGATCGGGACGATCGACAGCAGTAGTACCTTCACGGCTCTTCCCCTTCCGGTTGTTCTTCTCGGTACTCCCCGGTGCCTTCACACCGGGGGCACCTGACCAGTTCCAGTACCTCTGGACTGATCGTCGGCCCGTACGTTCCGGGTACGGCCACCTCGCCGTAGCCCCGGCACTCCGGACAGTCTCGGTCTTTCCTAGCGCAGCACATCTGCGATCGGCCCCCGCAGGTCGGCGGGTGTCCACACGAACACCACCGGTAGGGCTTCGGCCCACTTCTGCTGGTCGGGTCGAAGTTTCGCCTTGCCGATCTTCAACTCTGCGAAGATCACCTGCCCGTCCCGAGCCAGGACCAGATCGGGGAACCCCTTGTGTCCCTCGATCGCCGTACGCCAGCCCTGCTTGGTGCGGGCGGGACGGAAGTGGGTGACCATCCAGCCCCGGTACTTGGCGAGTTCGATGACGGCGCTGGTGAACTGGGCCTCGGTCATGGGCAGCCCGTTCATGCGCCCAGCGCTTCCTTCATCAGGGCGAGCCGAGCCTCAGCCTCCTCTGCACGCTTCAAGAGGGCGGCGTTCTCCGCCTGCAACGCTTCCAGTTCCTTGGTGTCGACGGGTCCGGCGTAGCCGATCGACTTGCTCAGCGCCTCGATCGCATCCTGCACGGTCCTGGTCACCTTATTCAGACGCTTCGTCTCGGTCGCCTTCTCTCGTGCCTCCGGGGAGTGCAGGCCAGCGGTGTCCCGATGCCGGGTCCTGACGTGCCCGCCGATACTGCGGGCGCTCTCTGTCTCCCAGCCGTCTACCTTGCAGCGGAGGATGGTGCCGTTGGTCTCGAAGAACTCGTTCTCCTCGCCGTCGCTGCCCACGTAAGGCACCCACGGCTCCTCGGCGGGGGCAGTCTCAGTCTCGGGTTCACTGAGTGAACTCTCGTCTGGACTACGCAACTCGTCGACGGCGGCACGGGCGTCGGCCTTGCCTTCCTCGATGACCCGCTCCAACCGCTTGTCGTGGTCCTCTTCCAGTACCGCCGCATCGGCGACCAGCGGATTCAACGGCTTCCCGTCGTCGCCGACGCCGACGCAATGCCGAAGGAACCAGATCCGTGCGGACTTCACCTGGCGTGCGGACGCCCTGGCGTTGAGGGTGATCCCGGTGGTGCCGTCCGGTGGGAACAGGACTATCCCGTTCTTCTGCATCCGGTACCGGGCGTGATACCCGTTCACGGCCTCGACGATCACATCGACCAGATCATCGTTGTAGGCCCGGAGTTGGCGGCGTTCAATGTGCTGCTGCTGGGTTGCTCCTGCTGTTGACATGCTTCCCTCCCTGGGATGTTTGCGGCCCCTGTCCTTGCCGGGCCAGTCGTGATCGAACGGCAGCCCACACCAGCAGTAGTCCAGGCTCCCGGTGGTGTCCTCGGGGCGTACGGAAGTCGCACCTCCGTGTGGCCCCTGGCTGACACCGCGTACGGCGGAGTCGAAGGTGGCTGCCCGGTCGGTCGCCTCGTCTACGTCGTGTTTGTGCTCGGCCCACCAGGCGTTGGGTCTGCCCGGGGTCCGCTTCTCTTCCTCTTCGTCGTCATCATCGCGACGGAACGTGATGTTGATGTCGCCCATGGGTTGCTCCTAGGTCCTCGATCCTCCCGTGCAGTCGTAGTAGGTGGCGCCCCGGACGCTGAGCGTCGGGACCGTGCTCGGTTCCTCTACAAACTTGGACATGATGAAGCCCCGACCTCGGGCCTCGAACGGGTGGCCGTGCACCCACTCATGACAAGTGGGGCACAGCCACACCCCGTTGCACGGACAGTGCCGGTGCACGTCCCGCACCGAACGCGAACGACGGTGGTGCCAGTGACCCCCCGGACTGGGAACACCACACCGCTCGCACCGGAACCTCGCTCGCTGCTTCACGAGCGTTCGCGCTGATTCCGGTATCTGCCCGTTCATCGGTCTTGGTCGCCACCTACCTCGGCTATGAGGCCGTTGACGTGGGTGGCGTACTCGGCGTACGCCGAGGCGAGCGCCAACTTGTCGTCCCACTTCAAGTCCGGGGAGTCCACGTCCCAGGCCACGTTGTGGAACGTGTCGAACAGGTCCTTGCTGATCGGCCAGATGTCGGCCCGGTGGGTGAACCCCAACTCCCCGTCGGGGGTGAGCGTGGAGTAGCAGGTGCCGTACATGTAACCGTCGTTGTGTCTCCGGTTCGTGTCGTGCCGGACGTAGTCCGCCTCCTCGTCGCGGGCACCCAGGCTGCGTTCCCCGGCCTCGATGTCGTCGAGGGAGTCGACGTACCCGAAGATCACGATCCGTTCCCGGATGTTGTAGAACCGCACCCAGTACGATCCGTAGCCGATCTGTTTCTGCTCGTCGGCGAGGCTGAGGTTCGCGGCCATGGTCAGCGCCCGCATCTGCTCCACGAACACCTCGATGTCGAGGCCCTCGTTCTCCATACCTGGTTGCTCCTCCCGGTTCACTCAGTGAACGACGTGCAGTCCCGTCGTCGGTTCGTCCATCGCTACCCAACTCCATCCTGACCGGTGCAGTTCCAGGTCATCGGTCTCGATGTCCCGGCCCGCGATCCGCAGGAACCCCACATCCTCCCCTCTCTTCGACTCCAACATCATCAGCGTCTGTGCGGTCGCGGTGATCCCCCGCGACCCGGTGAAGCGGTTCAGCCAGTCCTCGTCCCCACTCTTGCGGTCGTGATGGATCGCCAGCACGGCCACGTCGTTGTCGGTGGCGAACTTCGACCACCGCGACAGGGTGGCGGTCGAGGCGAGGTAGGAGTTCTCGAACCCGTTGCCCTCGAAGTTCGGTTCCGCCTTGCCCAACGTGTCCACCACCACCAGCAGCGGGTCGCGCCCCTCGTCCCGCTCGTCGTCCATCCACTCCTGACACCCCTGGATCGCGGCGTCCCCGGTCGGCCACTCGGTGTGGAACTCGATCGGGGTCTCGATGTCCAGACCCATCGGCATCAGGTACTTCACCCTCGACTGCAACCTGCGTGCCGCGTCGTTGTCGAGCGACAGGTACAGCACCGACCCCTGGTGACAGTGGAGCCGCTGCAACGCGACCTGCCCGTGCGCCACACCCAACGACATTTCCAGCGCGATCATCGACTTGCTCGACTTCGGTGGGCCACCCAACAGAGCCAGCCCGGCTGGCAGTATCCCTTCGATCGCCCACTTGATCGCCGGATACGTGTTCGTCATCAACTGCCGCAGACTCAGACCCTCGGGCCGGAGCCGGTTCAACCTGATCGGGATCAGGTCCTCGACCCCCTTGCCTGCCATGACGTGGTCGAACAGGTCGGCCTTGTCGCCGGTGACCGCGACCCGCCAGGTCTTGACCTTCACGCCCACACCACGCAGACACACCGCGACCGAGGCGGCGTACCTGCGCCCCGCCTCGTCGTTGTCGCAGACGATGTTCACGCACTTCGCGCCCTGTCCTTCGGTGAACCAGGCGGCGTAGTAGTCCCGCCACCCGTTGACGCCCATCGGGGCGGTGGTCGCGACCAGTCCGAGGTGCTCGGCTGCGGCCACACACTTCTCACCCTCGACGATCCACACCTCCTCGCCGTGGTGGATCGCGTCGAAGACCTGCGGCATCTTGAACAGGCACGGCTTCAAGTTCCCGAGTCCGGCGGTCGTCGCCTCCGGCAACCGTTGCCGGAAGAACTTCCCACCGTTCGGTGCCTGCCACCGTTCGACCACGAAGTACGGGGTGCCGTCCCGTTGGGTGTACGTCCAGGACGCCGCGAGTTGACCGCGATGCGAGGTGACGGGGGTGTCCCACAGGTCAGGCCAGTCGAGGCGCAGCGCCACGAGGACATCTTGTGGGTGACACCCGGCGTGACAGTTGAGCAGGACCTTGTCGCCGTCGTGCGTGATGTGGAGTGAGGGGACTCGATCGCCTCGACCTTGTCCATGCCCGTCCACCGGGCACGACGCGATCCAGTCGCCCTCACCGAGTTTCTTGCTGCGCTCGACCTTGTCCAGTATCCGGTCAAGCGCAGTCATCCGATGCCCCTCTCGTCACCCGTTCACTCAGTGAACGATCCGACCTGTCTACACCCGGACATGGGTTACCCGACACCCTCGGTCCGAAGACCCGCACACCACCCGCTGTCACACGCCGGAGCCTGTCCCGGCAGCAGGCTGTGGCTCTGCGACGAGGGTTAGAGCCGGTGGACCCGGCCCCCTTCGCCTGGCGGTCGTCGCGGTCCTCATGCTCGGGCAGCATCGGCGCTCGCGCAGATGTAACAGGTGGGTGCATACCGGTTTCCTCTCGTCATAGAGAGGAGATACCCTCAACCTGACGTCGAGTGTTTCTCCACAGGTCTCCTCGGCGTCCATGCCCCCGATCCGTTGACGCGGATGCGGGGGCGTTTACCGTCGGGGTTCTAGGAACCTACGCCCATGTGCCCGTTGTGTCGAGGCGCGCATCGAGTAGCGTGTCCCCCGAGGTAATGGTTGCTCCGTTCCTCGTCCACGAGAGGCCCAGCCGCCCCACGCTGTTGGGCCTCTCGCCCGTTCCAGGGGGCCGTGGGCCGGAACCCCACAGCCCCCCTTCCCGGCCCCCCTAGGGGGTCTCAGCGGCTCCTGGCGAGGTGTCCAGCGGCAACCTGTCCGCCAAGAACGGGTACTCCCGCAGCAACCGGTCGAACTCCGACGCAGCCCGCTGCTCCGGGGTCTCCCTCGGCCTCCAATTCAGGCCCCGCTTCTCACACTCCTCGATCTGGTACTGGATGAACTCGTCGTGGTGGGCGTCGCGGAGACGCCGACCTGCCGCCGTGTACGCGGCCCGGATGACCTGGTCCCGGTCGACTCCCTGGTCCACCTCGGGTGGTGTCTGACCCATTCCACTTACCTTTCGTTTGGTCTAGTTTGGTTCACTCAGTGAACTGCTCAGAACGGTGGCTCCTCCGGTTGAGCACCCGACGCCCACGGATCATCCGGCGGCGCCGACGAACTACGCTCCGCCCGACCAGCCCCATGCGGGATCGTCCGGAACTGCAACGACGCAGCCACCGAGTCCGCCACCAACTGCACCGCCGATCGCTTCACCCCGTCCTTGTCCTCCCACTCGTCGGTGTTGATCTTCCCGATCACCACCGCCAGATCACCTTTCCGCAGCGACTCCACCGCGTTCTCCGCCAACTGTCGGAAGCAGACGACCCTCATCCACAAGACCTTGTCGTCCACCCACTCGTTCTTTTCCTTGTCGAACTTCCGTCCGTTCGCCGCCATGCGGAACGAACCCACCGCCACACCCGACGGCGAGAACCGTAGTTCCGGGTCGGCCACCAACGTGCCCTCCATGTGGATCAGAGGCAGGTCCCTCATGACTTCTTCCCCTTCGGCTTCACGTACCGCAGGAACAGATCACACGTCTTCGGGGTGTCCTCGGTCGCCTTCCGGTTGTTCCTCGTGGTCGCCTCGAACCCCTCCGACGGACGGAGTTGACGCACGTTCCCGTTCCGAATCCCGTTCACCACCGACGTGGGTCCGCCCTCGAAAATCTTCATCCACTCACCAGGCCGCGCCTTCAACTGCGCCGCGATGGTGTCCCAGTCATATCCGTGTCGGGACGGGGACGGTCGTTCCCACCCCAGTCCGGTGGACTTCTGCTCGCTCACTCTCATTGCTCCTCGATCTGTAGTTGGTCACCTCATACCCTTCTGGTCCACTGAGTGAACCGTTGTCTGGTCTAGAAACACCGGTACCGGACAGACCGAGGGGTTTGCCCCCGGTCTGCCCGGTCGTGGATGGGTCAGCGCGACGGACGCCAACCGTTCTGCCGCGCGAACCCCGCCAGGTCTTCGAGCGTGTCGTTGATCCTGGCGAGCGTGGCCGCGAGGTCGCCGTCCGCCGGTGCGACAGCGGCGTCCTGGTTCTGCGCGTCCGCCGACGCCAGAGTGCCCGGCACCGGGACGTGCATCCCGGCCTCCCGTAGCGCGCCGACCACGGCCTCACGACCCATGCCCTGCTCGGACGCGAAGTCGATGAGGTCGTTGCAGATGCTCGCCTCACGGGCCACGAGAGCGTCGACCACGGGGCGAGCCTGGCTGGTGTACGAGCCCAGCCCGGCGTTGCGCAGCGTGCTCTCGACGGTCTCGGGGATGGTGCTACTGGTCATGGTTGCTCCTCTTCCCTGCCTGCCGGGGTCTCCGGTCAGGCAACCTGTTCCTCTTCCGTTGAGGGCAGGCCGATCATGAGTTCACTGAGTGAACTTCTGTGGTGTGGAGTAGACTCCATCATACCACAGATGAACCACTATGTCAGGTGGACCAGACATAGTCTCTGAGCAGTTTGCTGTGCCGCTGCTTGACGTGCTGCCCCAACGCCGAACGGGTCGGCGTCACATGCCCACAGTCCTGGCAAGTACGCCACTCCAACGACTGCGTCACTTCCTTCCGAGGGCGCCCACCGGCACCCTTCCTCGGACGAGGTGGCGGCTCCATCAACTCCACCCCCTGCTTGAACATCCCGTTCAAGACGACCAACAGTTCGGTGACCTCCGTGTCATGCCGTTCACACAGGTCCAGCAAGTAGCCGTCGAACGTGCGCTCCGTGGTCGCCGGAATATGCTCCTCCCCGGCGTCGGTACACAGATCGCAGTACGCCTGAACGACGACGGTCTTCATCGGTACGCCCTCCCCTCCTGTCGGGCAGCAATCACCTCGGTGTACGGGATGTGCGGCTGGTCCTCATGCCTGGCCTCCGTGCACGGTCCGCACAACGGTTGGTCCGGGTTGGCGTGGCTCGCACCACAGGTGTTCAACATCACCGGGTCCGTCCCGCTGGTCAGCACACACAGACACTGACGAACGGGCGAGCCCTCCCGGATCGGCTCACCCATCGTCACGCTCCCACTGATCCCACGTCTTGACCTCGTCCATGTTCCACTCCGGATGCTCGATCGCCGTGGACGCCACCGCCTCCGCAGCCATGAGCGGATGCGCTCCCTTCTCCATCGCCTTCACCATCAGATACGTCCGACGGCTCACCGGCTCCCTCATCTGCTGCTCCGTTCTCATCATCACCTAGGTCTTCTCCGTCCCTACGGCTCCACCCCGAGCACCCGTTTCGCCGTCTCGTGCAGGACGTCGAGCACCTCCTGGTGGGTGGTGTTGTCGTTCCATGACGGCAGGTAGTGACCAACGATGCCGAGGGAGTTCCGCCGGTGCACCGTGGCGGCGACCGCCAGGTACGCCGGACACAGCCGCAGACGTGAGACCGCTGCGCTGTCGAAGCGGGTCACCGGGAGTCCGAGGGCGGCACCCAGCGCACCCTCGACGCAGTACCTGGCCGGGAACGTCTCGCCCCACCTGTTCATGTAGGGCGGGCTGTACCAGTCGCCTTGCTGCCACCCGGCTTCGACCAGTTCAGCGGCCCGCTCACAGGTGTCCGCTATCTCCTCCGGGGTCATCTTCTTCTCAATCATCTGGTTCCTCCACGATGGCGGCGGACCGCAGGTTGACGATCCGCAGAACGGCTCGACCATCCACACCCACCCGACCCATCCCTTGCAGCAGGTAGTTGGTGTTGGTGTAGTCGATGTGCCACCCGCTCAACAGATACCCGGACTCGTTCATCTGTTGGGTACGGGGTAGGAAGCAGCGCGAGCATCGCTGCCTCACCGTGTAAACACCGGGCCGATGGGTCACCGTTCGAGGGCGCCAGTTGTGGCCGTACGTACGGCACGCCACCTGACTGTCGCTCCACTGTTCGGCTGCCTGCTCGACATCCCTCGGACTGGCCCAGTTCGTCGTCACTTCTACCTCACTCCTCGAATAGTTGCGCCAATGCATCTAGGTTCACGCGGATCGCGGCGAGGCTGTTCCGGGCGATCGCCTGGCTCCCCGCAGAGGTCTGCGTCTTGCGCTCCAACTCGGTGATCCGGGCAGACTGCTGCCGGTTCACCTCCACCTGCTCACGCCACAAGTTGAGCATCGCGGCGTACGCCAGGATGTATCCCAACAGACCCGGATTGTCGTCGATCACCGAAGGCGGACCCGCGAGACGATGCAACGTCTCCGACCCCACCCAACTGTTCTTCCGGGACGAGCCGTCCCGAGTCAGCGACTGCCCGTTGCTCCTCCGGAACGACTGGTGGTACACCATCGTGTCGTCCACGCTGGTGATGTAGTACCACCGGGTCCGACCCTCCCACCATTCGCCCATTTCGGGCGGCATGTCGTCGATGTCGATGACGACACCGCGTGCAACGGCGCCCTCGAAATGGAACAACGCCAGGTCCACGCCGTCCCGGCCCAGGCCCTTTGCAGTTCTGATCCAGTTGTCGTTGTCGACGCGCACCGTGTGGTCGATGGGGACCGCCTCTAGGGCAGCCAGGTCTGTGATCGTGGTCATCGGTGGTTCGCTTTCCGGTTCACTGAGTGAACCAATCCAGATGGTGGTAATGGGGTAGGTGGTGGTTGTGGTGAAGGTGACCGGGAACGTCGAGTTCCCGGTCACCGCCCACTGGCTCACGGCTGAGGCATGGGGCCTTCGCCCCGCTGTGCTGCTGCGATCTGCTCCATCAGCCCCTGGAACTGCTGACGAACCATGACCCGCTGGTCCTCCGGGATCGGCTCACCCATTTCGACCTCGGCCAGCACCTCCGCCACGATCTGAGGGAACAGCCCGAACTGCATACCGGCCTGCCGGAGGATGTCCGCCATGCCCTGCTCGCGTGCCACCAGGGCAGCCGTCAGGTTGGTCTTCTGGTCGGCGGGCAGGTTGTAGCGGGCGACTATCTCGGCGATCGAAATGTTGCTCATGCGCTCTCCTCTAGATGGTTGATGGTGATGCCGTAGGTGTGGAACACACTCGGCTCGTACGTCCCCGTCTCCGGGATCTGACCGTCCATACGTCGCGTGTATCCCCGGACCTTCCGGTCCCGAGCGATCATGTACTGCGTCCCGCTGTACATGAACCGAGACCCAGCCGGGAGCAGGTCGATCACCTCGACCGTCCGGTCCTGCGCAATCTCATACGACGGACCCTCGGCGCCAGCCTCCGGCACCGTGAGCACCGTCATCCCCGTCGCGTAGTTACCCAACGGACGAGTGCTGACACCCCGATCACCGGCGATCCGGCGAGTCCGGGTGAGGTTGTTGGCGTTGTCGTCACGCTGGTAGATAGCCCAGCGAGTCGCATCGTCGGAGGCACGAAACACGAACAGGGTGTGGTTCGGCAGCCGAGCCGCGCTGTCCTGGTTCACCCGGTCCCCGATCGCGAACCCGGAGTGCCGGGCATCGTCGAGACACTTCCGGGTCACCCCCACCCGAGCGATCACATGCTCGAACGTGCCACACCACGAGTGGTCCTGCTTGATCCGGTACCCGATCCGCCACGCCGTCGCCTTGAACTCGGCCACCTCCTGCAACGACTCCTCGGTGCCGACCTCCGACCACCAGGCCGGAGTCTCCTCGACGCCCGGGAACTGCGCGATCCGGACGTCGTTACTCATCCCGTACCGACGGTTCAGCAACGGCAGCCACACATGGCGCTTCCGTAGGAACAGGGCATATCGCTCCGACTTCGGGTCGACGTGCGGACGGTTCATCACGACCAGCCCGTCGGGCAGGGTGAGGGTCTCGTCGTAGACGCTGATGTCTACGCCGGGACCCAACTCCCACTCCTCCGGTATCCCCATCCGGGTCAGACCCTGGGTCACCGTGTCGGTGGCTATCCCGTTCTCCCGGCCACCAGCCAGGGCGTTCTCCCGGAACTTCCACTGGAACTGCCGCAACGTCGGCGGCGGCGGCTCCGACGGCGGGTCACCCGGGCGCATCTTCACCCGGTTGTAGCCGTCCATCGAGAACTGGGTGGATGCATAGGTCCCGGACCGGCGACCATCGGCGGCGTACCAGACACCGTCGTCGTTCTTCGTCCACTCCACGCTGGTGTTACTGGTCTCGCAGATCACGGTGCCGATCGGCAGGTCGTCCATCTGCGCGGCGGTGTAGATCCGGTCGCCGTTCGCAAGATGGACGGTAGAAACATCACTGGTCATGGCTGCTCCTCTGGTTCACTCAGTGAACCGTCGCTTACGGTTGCTGCGCTTCTGCTTTTTCAGTTCGGCGTCCGCCATGAATACGGTGCGGGCGCAGGCCAGGCAGTCCACATATGCCGGGTCGTGGGTGTAGATGCGGGGGTTGCGCAGGCCGCAGGCCGCGAGTCGGGACTCGCCGACCCCGGCCCTGACCAGGTGCCGTTTCGGGTTACCCATCAGGCCAGACCGCTACCGCCCTCTTGATCGCAGCCAGAACGTACCCCTGAGTGGCGCGGTCGTAGGCGAAGTTCAACTCGTTCACCAGCGCGGTGAAGGCGGTGACCTGCTCGATGTTCAGGATCAGGTCCAGTGGAGGGTGGTCGGACTGGACCACCTTCCCGGTTCCGAGACTAATCACGTCGCCCATAACAGGGCTCCTTCCACTTCCTCGCAGATGCCGTCAACGAGCGCCTGCACGTTCTCGGATATGCCAATGTGCGCCAGCCACCACAGGGCAAGCGCACCGTCTAGTTCCAAACCTCAATCCTTTCTCCTCGCGTACCTGTTCAGCAGACGGTTCCGGTTGGTCCGCTGCTCGATGGTCATGCGCTGCATATCCAGCGACTCGATGAACTCCATGGACGCCGACAACAGGTTGGACGGTTCGGTCCGACCCGGTGTCTCGGTGTCCCGCCCGTCGACGTTCTCCGGCAGGACGTACACCTTGCATCGCTGCCGCACCTCGGACAGCCGGGCGATCCGCCCGGCCCGGTGCAGGTTCGACAGCGACCCGGAGGTGCTGCCGTGGTGCCACCCGGTGAGGGCGGCGAGGTCACGCCAGGTCAACCCTCGCGAACCGGCGCGGTGGAGTTCGGTCATGGTGCGTTGCTGTCGCTCTCCGGTCAGCCCGAGTAGGTGGGCTGGGGTGGGGGCGTCGGCCTCCCGTGCCCGAGCACGGGAGGTTTCCGACCCGGCGTACCCGCTGTTCGGGTCCCGGTCCCCGCCATAGGGCAGAGAGACGACGTTGTTGTCGTCATTGGGCATGGCTCAGGCTGCGCCCTTCTCGATGATCTTGCCGTTGCGCTTGGTCAGCACACCGTCCGAGAGGAACTCGACGAACTTGGTGCGCGTCTTCGGCAGCGTGGTCACGGCGTACCGGGCGGCGGTGGGCTTGTCGATGCCCTCCACGAGCATCAGGTCGAAGACTTCCTTCGCCTCCTGCTCGGACTTGTTCATCTTGAACTCGGCCACTTGGGTGGCCTCGGTGTTGGTGGTGTCGGTCATGGTCTTCCCCTTTTTCTCCGGTTCACTGAGTGAACCGCTCGTAGTCCGCAGTATCTCCACGGACTATGTCCATTCTATCACACTGGATCCACTAGATCCACTGAGACAGAGGGACGGTAGTGCTCCCAACGCACTCCACCACCGCCCGTCCCCGGAGAGAGGCTCACAGGGACGGGCGGGGCAGGCTGCCCTGGGGCAGCCGTGAGGTTCAGGCCCCCACCCCTGGGTGACCTGGGCGAACCTCACGTCATCAGTAGCACGCGCTCACCCCCCGGTGGAGCGTGCAACTACCGAAGTTCACCAGACTTGTTCGGTTATCTCGATCGTCGGGTCGCCGACCACACTGGTCGTCAACGCCCGTACCCCCAACGAACGGATGACGTTGAAGACACGGTCCTGGTTGACCGGGTCGTCCGCCGCCGAACCCATCGGCACCAGCACGGTCATCCGCCGGTTGAAGGCGAACGTCACCGTGCCCTGCACGGCGATGCTGGCCTCGACCTCACGCGCCAACATCTTGACCGTGACGTGCTCGTTGATCTTCGCGATCGTGTTGTCGTAGGCGCCACACAACTCGTTCTCGTCGGCGGCATCCGACAGCATCTGGCTGATGATCCCTATCTCGCTGACGTGGGTGGCCTTCGCCGCCTCGACCTGACGTTCCAGGTCGGCGATCTGGTCCCGCAGGTGGACCACCAGTTCGGGGTCCTGCACCCCGCTGTCGGCCTCATCCAACATGGTTGCTCCTCTCTCTGGTTCACTCAGTGAACGGTCGGATACCGGGCACCCCCGCCCGTGTCGCAGGGGTGCCCGGCTGGCCGCGCCCAGGTCCGCCCGGACGGGGCGCAGCCATGCCGCGTGGTGGAGTTCCGACCAGAAATCCACGCGGCAGAACAGGGGGTGGTGACGGACGCCCCATCGTCCGCCACCACCAGGTGACCTATGCGGGCATTGCGAACTTCACGGAGAACAGAAACATCGCCGTGAGCGCGCTACCTGCGAGGCCGAGCAGCCAGAAGAACATGGCGTACTCCCTTCCTTGTCGTTCAGCCCTGGGTCAGCAGGGCCAGATGTTCCACTCGGTGTCCTCGCGGTCGTCCTCCTCCTCGAACGACGTCACCTCGGGCACGATGCCCAGGTAGGTGAGGCACTGTTCGGCAGTCATCGGCTCGGTCCGGTGACCGGCGGTGGACTCGACGAGGTACCGCATCTCAGCGTCCAGGTCGGGCAGGTCCTGCCCGTACTTGAACGTGTGAGTGGGGTCCGGGCGGTTGATGGTGTCCGTCACGGGTTGCTCCATTCCTTTCGAGGGTCCACTCAGTGAACCCAGTGGGGTGGGACCGTGCAGTCCCGGCAACCCCACCCCCCGGTCAAAGAGGGATGGGGTCACCGCGTGCACGGGTTCGGGTGGCACGGTGCCCTCACCGTGAGGGCAGCCCCGTCGGGCTTGTCCGTGTCCCCGTGCGCGACGTTCTAGGAGGGGCTACCGGCGTCGGGGCACATGTACCGGTACTGCTGGCCAGGGTTCACCCAGCAGGTCCGGTCCAGGTCCAGGTTCCGCCGCTCCGTCCGGTTCGCCCAATGGGCGGCACCGGTCCGGATCGGGCGGGGTGTCTGCTGCCACACGTAGTGGATGTGACGGCCCGTCCCGATCCAGTAGGCCAGACCCCGGTTGTTCCCGGTGTCCAGTCCGAGCAGGTTCCAGCCGCACGGCAGCGGCCCACCCGACCCGTCCTCGAAGGTGCAGCCGGGCAGGGTGCTGGCCTTCACCACCCCGTGCGGGTTGGTGACGATGTGCCGGGTCACTGTCCACCCCAGGTCCCGGCACGGTTCCGCCAGGGCCGGGTCTTCCAGCGCAGCCCAGCAGTCCCGACCGGTCACCGTGTGCCCGGCTGGGATGTCGGCCCGCGCCCCGGACATCACGATCCCCGACACCCACAGGCAGGTGACGAGGATTGTGAAGCAGATCGCATGGCCCCAGCCGATGCGTCTCACCGGTCTAGCCCGTTCTCTCGGTTCACTCAGTGAACTCCTTGTCGATCGTTCGGTGTCGCACGGCGCGACTCCCGACTGGCAGAGCATGGTGTGGTCGTCGTTCATGGTTGGTCGTACCTTCCCCCTGGCCGGTACCCGGTCAGGTGATAGACGTACCCAGCCACCCAGGTGGGGGCCAGGGTGAGAAGCAGGACAAGCGGGAGAGTCTGGTGTGTCACCGCAGACCCCCGTCGGCGACGCCGTAGGCCAGGGACACGAGCGCCCACTCGGAGGCGGCCATGCTGGACCTGACCTCATGCACCTCCTCCGGCGCGTGGTCGGCGCAGATCGGGTGCAGTTCCAAGATGCCGGTCTCACCTTCGAGGACGACCCCCACCGCAGCAGGCTGGTCGCACTCACCACCCGGAGATAGACACTCTCCCCCTCCGGGCACGTAGGTCCGGCATTTCAGGGCAGGCATCAGCCCCACCCCTTCCTCTTGTTCGTTGGTGCGCCGTCCGAGTTCCGGTCCACTGAGTGAACCGACGGCAGGTCGTACTGGACACACGGACAGTCCGTGCAGGACCGACAGATGGAGCCGTCGATGAAGTACCGCCACCGGTGCAGACGGAGCCAGCACCTGACCCGCCTCACGACGACACCGGGTCGTAGTCGCCGACCTCGTCCTGGGCACGGCGTCCGAAGTACGCCTCCATGAACGCCGACGCGACGACACCGCCGATCCCACCGGAGACGAGGCCGATGATCGCCACGGTGGCGCCGATCATGTCGACCTCCCGGCGCACCGGAAGTACCGCTTGTGGATGCGGGACCACCAGGCGTGCGGCGTGTGCGGACGCTTCTTCCCGCACGGCTTCCCGGCCAGGGCGGTGCTCATCCCTGCTCCTCCGGTCGACGTGGGCGGTGCGTGGACAGCGGCACGTACCCGGCGAACCGCCGGTTCCGGTCCGAGGTGACCGCCTCGGATGGCATGAACTGTTCGGGGAACAGCACATGCCCCCGCTCGATCTGAGCCACGATCTGCCCGGCTGCGTTGAAGCAGGTCAGGTACTGCCCGGACCCCACGCTGTGGACGTGGGTGACGTGCAGCCGGGTCAGGTGCGACTGCACGATCGTCCGGTCGTGGTCGGTCCAACGTGGGTTGAACCTGAGCACCGGGACGTCGGTCAGGGCGGCGGTCATCGGACGATCACCGTCTCGGCGTCGACGATCTGCACGACGGTGTACTTGCCCTGCCGGACCACCTTGCGGACCTCGGCCATGATCCGAGGGTCGACCTTGATGTTGGTGTGGAGTTCACTGAGTGAACCTCGCTTCGGACGATGCCGTGGGGTGGCCTTCTTCACCCTCGGCCTGGTGATCTTCTTCGCAGGCGGCGGCAACTCGGTCGCCTCCTGGGTCAGGGTCGGCGCACCCTTCGGCTCGTCGCCCGTGGCCGTGGAGTACACGACCTTCACCGCTGGCTCCGGGTCGGGAACCAGGGCGACGGGTGCTGGCCGTCCCTTCCCGGCTGGGTGCCGGGCCATGCTTTCTTTCCGTGCGGTGTTCATGTGGTGCCTCTCTCCGTTCACTCAGTGAACGGCGTTGGGGTGTGAGCCGTGCGGCTCGCCGTGCCCCACCCGAAGGTGGGGCCGACGTTCAGCGCGGATCAGGACCTGCGAGCCAACGCCTCCGCCTTGATCTGCTCGACC